ATGAATTCATCGATGAAGCAACACAAACAGGCAACATCTCAATGTATACACAAAAAGAGATTGAGTCCATTGTTTATCAACGTTTCGAGGATCTTTGCCAATGAAACTATTAACCACAGGCAGAATTATCGGATCATTCTTGATAGTTACTGCCTATTTTATTGTGTTACATGTATCAGCAACCGTTGGGGCATTTATGCATCTAATTGCTAACATAATAAGCATACCATTCTTTATAAGAACTAAGGCACATGATGTAGTAATAATGTTATCATTCTTAATCCTTATTTCACTGACCAAACTAACATCAATCTGGGCATGAATTATTATCAACGAGCAAATCCAAATGCTACTAACTCAGAGTTAGATAGTAAGGTAATCATTAGGAGAGATTGTTTTAAAGATTGTAAGAGATTAGACATTCCTGGATATCATGAAGAGTTGTACATTCATGGTGACAATGTAACACTTAGTCCTGCATTTACCATCAACTCCGTTGATAACGTGTATCATGTAATGCAACGATTAAAGTTAACAACAACCAACCAAGAATGCTATGTGTATGAAAAGATTTATCATGCAGATACAGTGTGCCGATGTAAAGAATATGTGCTACAATATATACAAGAACCTATTACTTTGGAGATCATAAATGGGGAAAGATAAAGAGAAACTACGTGCCCAAGTTAAATCACGTTTCTATTACCTATTTTGGGGAATTGCCACAGTTTCAGTTGTATCAGGTCAAATATTAGTAGCAAGTAGATATAACAAATTCGCTGATACATTAGATCGTTTGTTTAATGCAGTGCAGATAGAATTACAAGATCAAATTAGATATTATTAAACCATATGTACAAGGACATTTGTTTAACTTTGTTGGTTGTAATTTCATCAACCAACTTATACATTAATACCATAGAACCACGCATGCGTCAACGAACCAATCCACAAACTGTCACACCCAGTTCCCATTGTGCCCTCGCATCGACTATAATTAAAGAGTACCAAACAAAACACATTCCAAATGCGTAAGATCGAACAGCAAATGAATCGTGCTTTAGTTAGTAAGAACAATTGGAGCAATTCTAACACCACTGTTAGATACAATGAAAACACAAATTGCTCTCAAGTCTTATTACATGGTCACCAAATTGCATCATACGATCATAACACTCAAGCAATCAAACTTGATTCATGTGGATATGAAACAGTGACCACAAAGAGCAGACTAAATGCTATTTTACAAGAGGTAATGTATGGTGCTAGAGTATTCCAAAAGAACTTTGATTGGTTCGTTAGTTACAACAATCAAACAGAATCTTTCATCGATGGAATGATACTTATCTAGCACTAATTAAAGAACTAGACTAACATCTAGTTCTTTTTTATTGTCCTTTACTAAATATCATTAAATCAACACAATCATGCACTCCAGACCAACAACAACTAAACCCCAATCATCCCCTACTAAGTATCAACAACCTGTATCAACGCAAAGTGTATACAATCCCCCTAAATCACGTAAATTAAGTATATTAAATGATTAAACAGTTCTTTACACTTTTCCACAACATTATGTCACTTGTTATTACACCAATTGAGTACACAATCACTGCATCAATTAATAACACTTTAGCACATGAATATCCTGACTTAGATGATAACGCAATTGCTGAATTATCTAAACAAGTTGCAAACAATTATGACCATTCCGCAATTTACGATGATATCCTATTTCTTGCAGATGAGCATATAAGATATCTAACAACAGATGCAAGTCTGTACACTAATTAACAATGAGTTTTCCACAGGTTATTAACACTTTTCCACAGCATTGTGTAGTATTACGGTATTATTTTAAATGTTTAATTTAATATGGTTAAGTGTTAGATAGATGAGTTAATCTTGCTGACTGTTGTTGTCTTAGAGTGTACTCTATTATGTAGGAGTTGTCAACACTTAGGGGACACATCACAAACTGTTAGATAGGGGTTGACTTTTCACCGAATACTACATATAATAGGTACAGTTACAAAGTTACAACCACGTAATCCAATTACCCATGGGTAGGACATACAAACGCAACGACACGTACAAGTCAAATAGACCGAAATCTATTCGGGAAAAGAGACAACAATCGAGTCGCAATCGTCCCAGGTACAATGACACTTTTTCCACAGACTATGTGGAAAAGTATCACAAACCCACCAGACAGTTTAATTCACATAGTGATGACAATTAGTTTGGATACAGTGTAAGATAGTAGAGATAATATACAGGTCAATTCTTTACATTTCTCTTGCTCTAATTGCCTCTCATGACTAAAACTTTAACTCTCGAAACTTCACCCCCAGTTAGTGTTAAACTGTGGGCAAAGGGTTCTAAACACTTTTGGGCGTATGATTACCCACAATGTAATAAGAACGGTCCATTCGGTTCTTATCAACAATGTCTGAAAGATGCACAGGAGTATAGTAACAAATGAGCACACAATCTATCCCCCGTTCGTTATCATTTTTAATGGAAATGTATGACGTTGGTTCTCTACCAGCAGATGAACAGATTGAGTTAGCTCAGGGGCTAATTGACTGTGGTCTCGATGATACTTTACATGGCAAATATCAACAGCTATGTGATTACTTTGTTGCAGAGGGTTTGTGTTACTATGTCCCTGACGATTAGGGACAGTAATTGATATCGACAGTTGGTTAATCATCATTGGTGCTTATTACATAGGGCGTTATTAAAAAAGTACCTAACGCTAAGCTATAAACGTATCCCAGAGCGGTTGTTATATTAAGACTGTATTTAAAAAATTTTACAATATAAAAAAAGGTCACAGAGGTTGGACGAACAAAAAAGAAAAGCAGATAGGAAAGCTGCTAAGAAAATTATCAAAGTTGCAAAAGAACATCCAAGTTATTATACCAAAGAGGATGTGAGGTATGCTAAACTTATTAAACGCCGCACGAAGAAGCACAAGTCTGAGAATGATAAGACATGAACTCTCATATATTGTGATAACATCGTATGCACTCCTGAAAATACTACTACATCATGGCAAGAAAACGTTACGACGAAGTTTACGAGGTATGGAAGGAATACATAGGCATTCCGTGGTGGAAAGAGAAGAAGGCAATCGGAGGTTGTTATGACATCATCATGAAGTTCTATAAGGAACAGTTCGGGATGGAGTTGTTTGATTATTCATCAGAGAAGAAATATCTAATTAAACCTGAGTACATCGAAGCAGAATCACAACGTCAGGGAGGGAGTAATGTCGTCTACACTGGTAGAAACGATGAGACCTTCGATATGAATATAATGGAGTTCGGTGATGTAATGATCATGCATCTGTTTATCGACCCATTGGCGGGGGGTTACAGGGTCGATGGTAAGCGTTTGTGCAACCATATCGGTATATACCTAGGAGAAGGATGGATGTTACACCACCCTTACCAGTGCGAATCTGATATTGTCGATCTACATGACGACAATTGTTCGTGGTATATCACTAACACAGAACTAGTTCTGAGAAAAAAGTAAACACTATATAAAGTGTTATTGAGAAGTAATACCTATGTCAAATCGCTATACACTTCAGATTGATTCTGATGAACATGGGGAGCTCTTTATTACATTCCCTGATTTTTTATTAGAAGATCTAGGTTGGATGGTTGGGGATGTGGTAGAATATGTGGAAGAGAATGACGGTAGTCTGATTATTAAGAAGTCAGATGATGATGCTGTTAAGGAAGACCTCTAAAAAAATACCCCCGAAAAAACCACCGTGGACTTGATCTGTATTCAGTGTGCTGCAACAGCAGCACGATTCGATATGCAAGGGGAAAATGTCATAGAGACATGCCCAGGTCGCCAACCATCCAACAACGAGAAGTTGTATAGATGGTCAAGTTGGCAACCTAAAACACCATTCGCTCCTACTTGGGATTGTCCAATGTATAGTGATACGGTAGACACTGCGATATGTAATACCATTCTTACGGGCTTACAAAATATAAAAGTTGGTCATTGGACGACCTATAACATTTTCTTAACTGATCACCCTTTAGCACTTCAGTTAAAAGAGCGTATAAAGGAGTCCATGTATGAGTTTGGTAACGAATTAAAAATAACCTTTTCCGACCAATTATGGATCAGAGGTTGGATGCATTGTACAAAGAGTGGAGAGAAACTACCTATCCATTCTCATTCGATGCATGAGAATACATTCTTATCTGGTAACATCCTACTCCACGACAGTGATGTAAGAACAGAATATTTAATCCCACACTATAGTACATACTGTGGGAACTTTAAACCTGAGGCAAAATGTGGTTCTCTGACATGGTTCCCTTCATGGGTAGAACATTTTGTACCCCATTGCGAAGAGAATAGATATTCCTTAGCATGGGATATCTACACTAATGAAGCAATGGAATACATGTCAGAGAACTATCCTGAGGACTCAATGAATTTAAGTTGTTTATTATGAGTGAAAAATCATTTGAGGAGGTCTATGCTGAACACATGGAGATGATCAGCAAGGCAATAGAAAACCTAGCAGAGCGTCAGAAGAGCATAGAAGAAGCGTTTGGGCATATACCTAAACCTGGTGCAGATATGATTAAGTACAAACCACCTGAGTATGAGGACTATCTTAATCTCACGCAAATCTTTGACGATCTGTATACTAGACTAAATATGTTGGAGGGTCGTATTAAAGAATTAGAGAAGTAATGCCTTCTTACATACTTGAGACAGGTCGTGGATATCCAAATGCCGTTACTCAGCAGACGTATACAAACACGTATGACCGTCCTAGTAGCGGAGATTATCGTGGTCACGATTATCACTCAGGTCCTGGTACAAATTATAATATAACATTTAATGATTTTGGTCCTGGTACCATGGTCATGGGAAAGGATATTGTCTATTATATTGGTGATGAAGAACAAACTTGTGTAGGAGCAACCTGTGATGGGTATAGGAGGGCAGTATACAGGTGGTACAGAGGCAAATATACAGACCATAAGTATACCGATACAAAGTACTTTGATTACTCTTATGACTTCCCAGGTGAATCTAACAGTGGAAGAGAGAAGGTAGGTAGAGGATATAACAGAGAACCTCGTGATGGACGTGCTGTCTTTTGGTTATCTAAAACAGATATAGTAGGAAAGACTACACCATTGGTGGCTTACTACAATAACGACATCAATGATACGATGTTGAGTACTTCACCTACTACCGTTACTCCAACCTTTGATGGATCTGGTAACTTAGTTGTTGGTGGTACTGGTACTGAAACTATAGAATTTAGATTTAGTTGGAATGATAATCCTAGTACTGCTGGTGTTGCACTTGGAACTTATGCGATTAGTTCTCTTGGAATATCCTTCACACAGACATCAGGTGTACAAACTGGATCATTACCAAGTCAGACAGCGACTGTAACAGCAGGTCAGACATACAACTGTACCATTACTAATGGTAATGCTGCTGGATTTGATGTAATGAATGGTGATCAGACTCTATGCTTTAAGGATGGTCATGGTAATGATTGTAATGCAACGCTATCCATTGGTTATCCAGGGGATTATGAACGAGTAAGCACTATAGGGCACATATGGACATCATTGGCAAATGCACAAGCATATGCAGTATCTGGAGAGACACCCGTTCCTTTATACGAATACCTGTGGAATACTAATACTACACGTCGGGATTCTTTCTACACGATATCTCCACAAGAGGAAGTGAACCTACAGACAGGAGTTGCTGGAGTCCCAGACTGTAAAGATCCACGAGATCAGAGTTATACTTACGTTGGGATAGTAGGGTATGTCTTTGCATTAGACAGATCTACAGCAGCAAAGAAACTCATGAGAGATATTGCTGCCATTGGTCCTACTGGAGAGTGTAACGTTAACCGTAGTGACTGGTTTCAGTGGAACAGTGAGTGGACTTTAGAGAAATATTTACGAGAACAGAACGGTGTACCTGCGGTACAAGGTTGGGGTAACCCTGCAAACGTCAATGGTGTCAATACCACTGACGCATTATTCGAATGGTTCTACGGGCTTAATGGTGCAGTTAAGGCAGCACTGCCTAGATACCTCTCTTTTGAGACATCTTATGACTCTCAGTTCATCTATTATCTGTATGATACCTCATATCCATGGAACGGACCAATTTTTGGTATCAATTTTGCGTTAAGTGATTCTGCTTGTTGTCCTAATAATACAAATAATAACGGTAATGACATATGTGATCCCAATATAGAGTACTACAGTAGGTACTATGAGATCCGAGAGGACTCATGGGAGACCATGAAGACCAAATTAGTACTGTCTGATATGGCATCAGAGAATATTAATGAGTCTTATAACGTTTTTGATACAGAATCCCGTCGGATTCTCTTCAGATATACTACTACATCAGGTTCTTTTTACATTGGTGAACAGATTAATGGGTGGGATATCACTCAATTACGATATTTTGGTGATGAACTCAAGGTAGGATACATGGAATTGAGTGGTGAAGGTAGTGCTTTTAGTTATAATCAGGCATTTACCTCTACAGATAATGGTGCTATCGTAGTTCTTGCGGGCTTTGGTATAGCAGATAAGGCGGGCTTTGCTGGTGTATACGAATTTCCGAAGAAAATTCAGTACTATCAAGTAGAAATTGACCCAGAACAACTGATTGCTACCCGTACTTTGGACAAAGCAGAGATAGTTGCGAACATAAACAACAAAGGACAGGTCGCATCTATCGATATTATCAATGGTGGCTTCGGATATATGAAGCCTAAGATCGATATTGAGCAGCCTGCAGTGCTAACTGAACTAGGTGCTAACGATTTATCACGTAAAACACTACATGGTATGGGTGGTTGGAGTGGTCAAACACTAGAACAACCTGAAGATCCTGTGTATAACCCACGTGGTGATAAGAATAATTTCATGATGAAGGACATTAAGGAGAAGCAATCCGCTATAGCAAACGAAAAAAACGAAGAAACGTATCAAGAAAGAGAAAGATTGATGCCTTATTCGGAGAATAGTGATGTTCAGATCGCAGGTACTGACCAATCATTAAGTATAGAGAACAAAAAACTACGTCGTCAGACTGGTGAGGGTAAAGGAAAGACAGAATTTAGGAAAGCAAAGCTACAAATCACTAAATTCGATGACAATGGTACCATAGAAGAGATACTAATTACCGACAGAGGGTCAGGATATGACTTCGATCCCGACAATAAACCTCAAGTTTACATCGTTGACGTGGAAACAGAGACCTATAAGATCAGAGGTCCTAACACACAACCGCAAGTAGAAGACTATAAGACAGCAATTAGGCATCCAAAAGGTCTTAAGCAGGAACTTAAGAAGAGTACATCTGCTAATGATGAGGAAATGGACGTTATGGACATCGGTGTTATCGGTGGATTTAACACTTTAATGAATGGATTCACTGCTCAATACCCTGTTGGGTACTTGAGAATGAACGATGTAGACAAAGAAGAGGAAACTGCTCTATGTAATAACCTCCCTGCAGGGTGTATTAACATAGAATTCCCTAGAACTATTGAGGATGCACTCTTTAAAGTAGAAGATGTGCAAGGAATGGTTAAGGGTAGTGATGAATTTTCTGAGTTTATGGACAATCAGTATCCCACATTACTAGCTTCTAGTAGGGATGCAGACGGAAAAGCAGATGCATTGGGTGGTTTGTATGGATTTAATGGTGGAAGTCCTTGTGTTAAGATAGGACAACCTAAATTTTACTCTGCAACTAGGTTCTACGACATACCTTGCCCGTATATTAAGACCAATGAGGATGGTGATAACCGAGCATTTGGGTATATGGTACACAAGTACTGTGCTTCTAAGTCGGATAATGCTAGTTTTAGAGTATCAATGGTCTGTGAAGGGCATACAACTGGTTCTCAGGGGCAAGAATTCATGACTTTCCTTAAGGGATTGCCCGAACCTAAACTTACAGAGACCAGAAAGACCCCTCCAGGCGGTTCTAGTGACAAAAAATGTTGGCCATGCAAACGTGGTAGCATCGAAGGACGTTGTTATAGGGACTCAAACAATGCAAGTGACATCATTTTCGTTCCTGTGGGTAGTGATGAGAACACTTATGACTATAATAGACAAGGATTTAGTGAATTCGAGCAGTTCCAGACATGGTTGGGTGATAATCTAAGTGGTTATACTGCCAATACATCATATACTTGGGTTGACAGTTCCGATGGTCAGTCGTATACTCAGACTTATACTAACATTACAGTTAATACAAGTCTTGTAAATGGCATGCCACCTAATGAATGTTGGGACACCTACCTCAGAACTGTTTCTAACACCAATGGACCATTAAATGCATATTGTGGGTACAATCCATCCGATCCTCCTCCAGGCACCGATAGAACCGCTACAGGAGGGTACTGGGACGTTAATTACATAGCTAACCCTCCTCTGTGTACAAACTTAGCATTGGAGTTTGTTTCTGATGCTGCAATAGCAGTCAACCCTAGACTTTGTACTGAATTTGAGATTATTCTAGGACCTACTAATGGTACTATGGACGTTAAAAATTACAATACTGGTGCAACCATAGTATTTGGTGATACAGTACGTAATGTAGGTAACCCCTACTTCACTGAATGTGATCTAGTCTTCGGTCAAATGACATCTATTGTCAATCCTCCTCAACCTTATCAAGGAAAAGAGCGGATTGCGAAGGTATCATGGGATCCTTCTGATCCAGATCGAGACGAATACGATCCTAACTTTAAAATACCTGAAACTAACTTGGAGCATGCTGAATAATGGCTTATGGAATGTTACTACCAGTCGCACCTTACACGGGCTTGCCGTGTTCAGGGCATGGTATATGCATCCCATCTACTGTACATAGTGTACAGGCATGTGGAACTCCACCAATTCCTTACACAATTAGGATAAAAGAGTTCACTTGCTGGTGGCCACCTTTCCCAATGATACTCACTGGGACATTAAGTCCACTCAAAGCAACGGTATTAACAAACTTTCTACCGACTTTGACCTTCGGTGATATGTTTATTAACCATCCATCACCGTGTACTAACATAATCATATACATATGTCCTTGTGGAAAGGCAATGTGCCCTATTCCAACACCAATTCCCTGCTCGGCATTGACAATTGAGGACATGGGTATAGGTCATATGAGGTTCTTATGGGCCACTACCTTCGCTACATACTGTACCAAGCTACCAATAGGTAGAATTTTGGATCCATTGGGCATCGGATTCCCAGGATTTAGTTATCCTTGTTCATCTGTAGTTGCATATGGAAGTCCAAATGTGTTATCATCTTAAAAGTTAGAGATTATTATGGCAAAATCACCATCAGGCGCATGGGGAACTGGTAATTACGTAGTATCCACACCGAAGATGACTCGGCAAGGTACTAGTAAGAACACAAAGTATGCTGCTACTTCTAGAAATGGTGCTAAAAAGAAGTACAGAGGGCAGGGTAGATAATGTACAAGGCACTGCCATATTGTTTACATGTGAAAGATAGCTCTGTCGCAGGACAGGGCTTGTTTGCTACACAAGATATACCAGATGATGTGTATCTTGGTATATCACATGTTGTAGTAGATGAAGAGATTATGAGGACACCTTTGGGTGGTTTTGTGAATCACAGTGAAGAACCTAATTGTATCAAGGTTTATGAAGAAGAAGATTGGGGAAAGATATATCATATGAGAACTATTAAAGCAATTAAGAAGGGTGAAGAACTGTTCTTAAACTATACTTTCTACAAAGTGTGATAAATAAAAGATAAAGTGAGTAATAACCACGAATAATGCCTGCTTATAGGTTTAGGTCAGAGAAATTTTTCTCTAGAACGTTTAAGGACTTCGCTGTTTCATTTAAAGCGAACCCAAACACCAAGGATTTTAGCACTGTTACTAATGACAATGCCATAAAACAGTCCGTCCGAAACCTAGTGCTTACAAATTTCGGTGAGAGACCTTTCCAAAATGAAATTGGATCTAGGGTTACTCAAATGTTATTCGAACCGTTTGATGTGTTCCTACAAGAGGATCTTCGGGATGAAATTAAGAATACTATAGAACGACTGGAACCTCGTGTTGAGACTGTTTCAGTAGTGGTGAGTGCTCCAGAGAGCTCATCAATTACTAATGACATTGACGTTGCTGTTCAGTATAAAATAGTAGGTCAAGCACAAGTCCAGAATATCGAGTTCCTATTAGAACGAACCTAAAATGCCTGCGATTCCATCAGAATTAACCTCGCTAGATTTCTTTGAGATCAAGGAATCGATCAAATCTTACTTACGTACACGTGCTGAGTTTTCAGATTATGATTTTGAGGGATCTTCTGCGTCATATTTGATCGATACTTTAGCATATAATACTTACTATACTTCATTTAACGCTAACATGGCGATGAATGAGGCATTTTTGGAGTCTGCAACCGTAAGGGATAACATTGTTCGGATTGCAAAGCAATTAAATTATACACCCAAGTCGATAAAAGCGGCAAGAGGGTGTGTACAAATGGTAATACAGTGTGCAACACTGCCTGGAGGACAAACTTACCCTGATACTGTAACAATTAAGAAGGGTGATGTCTTCATTTCTAGAAATAATACGGACACATATCCATTTTGCTTGTTAAAAGACACTCAAACATCAGTTGATCAGAATACTGGTCTTGCAACTTTCTCTAAAATGATCGTTTATCAGGGAAACTTGCTTTCATATCACTATACTGTTGATGATACTCAGAAACAGGACTTCGTTATACCTGCAGAAAACGTAGATACTGAGATTTTGACCGTTTCTGTTAAGCCAACAGAGCAATCAGTCGAAGTTGATGAGTATTCTTTGTCTACAAACGTCGTAGATTTGACATCTACCTCCAGAAACTACTTTTTAGAGGAAACTGAAGACCTTAGATACAAGGTAATCTTCGGAGATGGTGTTCTTGGACGTAAATTAATCGATAATGAGTTCATCATACTCAAGTATGTTGTAACATCTGGTGATGCTGCTAATGGATGTACTAAATTCTCCTTCATTGGTCAAGCAACTGACTCTTCAGACCGTCCTATATCCCCTTCTAGCATGTCCCTAGGGACTATAGACAGTTCGGAGGATGGTGCTGAGAGAGAAAGTGCATTATCTGTCAAATTCCGTGCTCCTAGGTCATTCTCGACCCAGAATAGGGCAGTAACGGAAGATGATTATGCTTATATCGTCTCAGACCTATACCCCCAAGCAGCTGCTGTAACTGCTTACGGTGGTGAGAAATTAAATCCCCCTATTTACGGTAAAGTTTACATAGCAGTTCGTTCTAAGTCAGGTGTAAACCTAAACACTACGACTAAGACTCGTATTAAGAACCAACTACTGAAGTATTCGATGGCATCAATTGAGCCAGTCATCGTTGACCCACGTATCTTCTATGTTGTACCTAAAGTCTATCCATTCTTTAATGGTAACGAGACTTCTAGATCAGCGAATGAGTTGGGAACGGAAATCTTAAAATCAATTGACAAATTTAACACACAAAATAGAGACGGTAGATTTGGTGATCGTATAGAAGCATCTAAGTTTAATTCCATGGTTGATGCTTCTGATGATGCCATTAGTGGTAGTACCACACAGTTTACTATGGGCCAAAACCTTGATCAATTCACTTTCGGTAACATCTTTACCCAATGTCTTGATTTTGGTAATCCTATTACTAACCCAAGTGATACTGGTGGTAATTCCGCAGGAGATTCTACCTGTCCACCTAAATTCTCTTCCATGAAGTCTGGTAAGTTCTATGCTACTGGATATACGGAGAATCTTGCTGACTTAGTGGCTTCTGGTGAGACTGCATATGAAACTGCAACACCAGCAGACGAAGTAATCTATTCCTCTGGTACAAGGACAACTGAGGTTCTAGTCCCTGTAAATATCAGAGATGATGGTAAAGGTAACTTATTGTTAGTTGCTACTCGTAATGAGAAAGAGGTTGTACTGAATGCAAGTATTGGTACTATTGACTACGGTCAAGGTATTGTTTGTGTAGGTCCTCTGAATGTGGCAGATACTGGTGATGGTACGACAAGAATTCCTGTAGTGGTTCATCCTACTACTGATTCTATTATTATTCCTCCTGGAGTTGATCCTACGATCTTTAACCCAGAAGTTTATCCTATTGACTTTGTTACTAATCCAACAACTGTCAGCAACTTCGACCCTAATAACTTTAGCGGTTGGAGCTATGGTGGGACCCCAATAAATATTATCGAATACCCAGTGGATGCATTTACGTATCCCGAAGTCACGACGTGTTTCTAAGATAAATGTTTGCAAAAACAGTAAATATTTCTGATAGGGTTGAGAATCAACTTCCTGCCTTTATCAGAGAAGAGGATGAGCAATTTGTCAATTTCTTATTTGAGTACTACAAGTCTCAAGAGAAGACAGGTCGTCCATACAATATTCTAAATAATCTTCTCAATTATTTGGACTTAGATGAGTATGACCAGAAGGTCTTAGCATCAACTACAGTTTTAATTAAAGAAGTTGACACAACAAATACATTAATCGAAGTAGAATCCATCGATGGATTCATGGATCGTGATGGATCTGTGATGATCGATAATGAAGTAATATATTACGAGAACACAGTCCGTGGTCCTGATGCTATCCTCACTCCAGGACTATCATTAGAAGAATTTAATAAGAAAAGACAAGAACTAGAAAATCCAATTCAGGAATTTGATGGAGTTAGAACTACATTCCCTCTTAATTTCCTAGGCACCCCTGTATCACCTGTTTCTGCTGAACACCTTGCAGTTACAGTTTTTAATGTCAGCATGATTCCTGGTGTTGATTACTCAATTAGTGGTAGTGATATCACATTTACTAATCCACCTAGAGCAAGGATTGGTACTGACTCAGTTGGATCATGTCAGATTGTATATTATATCGGTTTTGCAGATGCTATCGTTAAGGAATTAACTTATCCTAACGTATTTGATACTGCTGGTGATGATTCCATGGCATTAAGCTATGAGAGTCTTCCATATTCCCCAATTTCAGAAATTGGTTTGATTGTCAACCGTAATGGTCTCCTTCAGAAACCATATATTGACTATGTGTTAACTGATAACAATAGTAAAATTAAGTTTTTTGTCAATATCACCAATCAGGACAATTTCCATATCCGTTCTATCGAATATGTGTCTGCTTCCTTTGGTACTGGTGCACATGCAGTTACTAGTGTTGGTGTAAATGGTGAAATTGAGGCAATTAACGTTAAGGATGGTGGTAAAGGTTATAAACTGAACTTTGCTCCTAAGGTTGCTATCGCATCTAGCACCTCAAAAGGTACTGGTGCAGCAGCAAGGACATTAGTCGCTGGAATAAAAGATATAAAACTAATTAATGGAGGTCAAGGTTATACTTCATATAACCCACCGAAAGTTAAGATCACACAACCATCTGATTTGGTTAATGGATCTGGTGCTATTGCTACTATTGAGGTAGATGATGTAACTGGAACAGTTTCGTCTATTAAGATTACTAATTCAGGTTCTGGATATGATTTCATACCTGCTATTACCTTTGTAAACCCAAGTGGTGCTATTCTTACAGATCCCACCATCGATGGTGAGGGTCGTTTAAATGGTGCATCTATTACAATCACTGATGGTGGTATAGGATACAGCAATCCACCAACAATTTACATCGATGCTGCACCTACAGGTGGTATTGATGCTGTTGCTGATTGTACAGTATCTCCAGATGGTGAAGTTGTAGCTGTTAATATCACAAATAGAGGTCGTGGATACTTAACACCACCTAGAGTAAGAGTTGTACAACCAATTGGTGCTCAAGTTCTAGACGTTACGGTTGCAAATGGTAGTGTTACTAATATCAATCTTCTAACTGGTGGTAAAGGTTATACTGATGCACCTTCTGTCTATATTGTAGATGATCGTAAGGGTTCATTGGGTGAATCAATCGGTGGTACTGGTGCTCAAGCAGCAGCAACTATCTTTAATGGTGAAATTACTGATATTAACATCATAAGTTTTGGTACTGGTTACTCAGAAACTGAACCACCTAAGATTTACGTTGCAGAACCATTAGCAGCACAGGCATCTTGTGATGTTGGATTTGGTGAAGTCACTGGATTCACTATTTTGTCTTCTGGTAAGGAATACGAACCTTCTTCCCTTAATGGGTGCTCTAGAGGAGTATCGGATGTTGTCACTTTTGACAAATACAACAATCAGATCTTTGCAAAAGAGTCACAACTTGCTCAAAGTAATCATTCAGCTGGTGCAGTTGTTTATAACCTTGATTCTCAAATTATCAGTAAGGTATTTGACAAGTTCCGTCGTCAATACATGCCTACAATCAATATTGACTACACTCAAGTCAATCCGATTCAGGTTATTAAGACAATTAAGGATTTCTACCTTGCTAAAGGTACGAAGACTGCTGCACAGTACTTATTTAAGATTCTATTTGGTGAAGAAGTTGATATCTTCTACCCTAGAGACGAATTAATCAAACCATCTGATGCTTCTTGGGTTGTTGACACAATTTTACGTGCTCAACTGATTTCTGGTGATCCTGCTAACCTCACAAACGCACAATTGGTGCAGGTAGCAGACGAAGTTGACCAGAATATTAAAGATGCATCAGTTTTGATCGAAAATGTCATTTCCATCATCGAAGGAATTGATGTTATATACGAATTAGCAATATCTGAAGAAACTCTGACAGGTGACTTTAAGATTCCTTATAAAACAGACCTTGTAGAACCATTAACGACTACAGAGAATATAATTACCGTTGACTCGACTATTGGATGGCCCGAAAAGAACGGAACCATCATTATTAACGATCAGGAGATCGTTCAGTACAAAGAAAAGTCACTAAACCAGTTTATTGAGTGTACTAGGTCCAAAAATGCCGTTGTAGAAGATTGGGATCCTGGTACAATCATCTATTCGGACATTTTTGTCTATGCTAACAAAGGAACTGATGAGGAAGTCAAATTACGTGTCCTAGGTATCGCAGAAGCGGGTACAACCGTCTTAGAAGACAGTGGTTCCTACTATTTGCCTGGAGATAAGTTAAATGTTGCTGCTTTAGGTTCTACTGCTGATGATGAGCGTCTACAGTCATGGTTATACAACGTTAAGAAGTTAATTAACGTTAGTAGCATCACTCCTGGTGGTCTTAACAACCAAACTGCAACTGTTATCACAGGTAATGCCCATGGTTTGCTTGTAGAAGACAAAGTTACCATTTATGGTGCAAACCCTGCTGTTTATAACGGTACATTTGAGGTTACTGCTCGTCTAGACGACTATTCCTTCTCTTATAGTATACCTACCCCAATGACAATTGTCCCACAGGGTAATATACTACTTTCTGTTGACCTGAACCGTGGTAAGTCTTCAGTATCAACTATTGATGAGGTAATTTCACTATTCACCTCTAACGTACAGAACTCTTTCTTTAATAACGATTACGTTTACGTTGCTGCCTCTGGATTGCCCAACTATAAGGTTGGTCCTTTCACTGGGTCTGCTATGATTCCAGGAAACCAGCGTAAACTGCTTCGTTTCCCTAGAACAGTCTCTACAATCTCCACAAGAACAGAAGTTGCTCCAAATAGTCCAATTGGATCATGGGTTAACGGTGTTTCTGCCTGGTCTTACAAATCTTCCGAGTTTGTTACTTTTGGTCCTCTAACTGGTATCAATATCAGTAGTGGTGGTGAAGATTATGATGCTGGATCAAAACCAGCACTAGAAATCACTGGTGGTGGCGGTACAGGTGCTGCAGCGACTGTAACTGTTAATGGATCACTCGATTCAGTCGAAGTTACTACAGAAGGTACTGGATATACAGAACAACCCCTAATTTCGATTGTTGGAGGTGGTGGTACTGGTGCTACTGCTCAAGCCGTTGTTACTAACGGTAGAGTAACAAGAATTCTTGTAGAAAACCCAGGAACTGGATATACTGCTCAACCTACTATATCAATCACTGGTGGAAACGGTGCTGGTGCACTCGCTGTTGCCTCTGTAAGAGGTCCAATCAGTGCAGTGACCCTATCTAACGCTGGATCAGGATATACCTCAAAACCGACCATTAAACTGAACTCTGGTGAAGGTGCATTAGCACAACCTATCGTTATTAATGGTAGAATCGTATCTATCGCTATTATTAACTCTGGTGATGCTTATACATCAGCACCTAAGGTTTATATCAATGGTGATGGATTTGGTGCTCAAGCAACTGCTATTATCGGAACAATTGGTGAAGATAAAGGTAAAGTAATTTCTATATCCATTACTAACAAGGGTGTTGGTTATACACAAGGTATGACATCCGTTAGAATGGAAGCAATTGGTCAGTTAGCAACATTTGCTGCTGATGTGTACCAATGGAGAAAGAATGTTGAGTATGACTTAGCATCTAAGTATGACGTTGCTCGTGGATATGTATTTACGGGATTTAATAACCAATACGGTGGCGAATACGCTCATGTCTCAGATCCTAAGGAACTACGTTATGTAGTTGGTGATAATGTATTCCTAAACCCTGCTACACAGAATTTCCAAGAAGTTCCATCAAATATCGAACACTCTCCTATCATTGGATGGGCATTTGATGGTAACCCAATTTATGGTCCTTATGGTTACATTGATCCAACAGATCAGAACAGTGGTATCAGAAGAATGCGTTCTTCTTACACACTTAAGACAGAAGTAGTATATGATATTGACACCAACCCCACTCCAGCTAGAACTGACGGCCCAGCTCTTACCTCATATCCTGCTGGTAATTTTATCAACGATTATAAGTACACCTTCCAACAAGGAGATCTAGACCCTTACAATGGTCGTTTTTGTAAGACTCCAGATTATCCTGCTGGTACATATGCATACTTTGTAACGATTGACGAGTCAGATGCTGGTGTTCCAGTATTCCCTTATGTTATTGGTCCTGAGTATAACTCTGTTGTTGACACATGGAACCTTTCACTTAGTGCTGTACAGGAAAACATTCCTGCAGACGTTGCACGTTTCAGAGATCCATATACTAACGTTGATATCGATATTGATCGTCAACCTAACCAAGAATCTGATTCATTTGTAACTGAGAAGGAAGGAGACCTTCTTATCTTCGAAATTGAGGATATAGATGGTGATGCTATCATTTCACCTTCTGAAATTGCTGATTTGCAAGCTATAACTGAAGAAGCTGCTCTAGAAATCTATGATTACTTCCCAAGTGTCTCTACTGAGTCAAGAGTTGACATCGAAGTTGATACAACGACTAAATTTGAGAATGCTAGGATTGATGGATTCGTTGTAGAGAATGCTGGTTCTTCTTATCAGGTAAATGACACTTTATACTTCGATAATACAGGAACCGACGGTTTTGGTGCTTCTGCTATTATTGAGTCTGTTCAGGGACGTACTATTAACGGATATCAGAAAGAAGTTATTAATGATATTCCATATGGTAAAATTACGACTGCAACTGAGCATGAGTTAGTTGCACAGGATGAAATCATCGTTAATTCGAAAGTTATCACTGATAATACGAATAAGCGTTTCTATATGTCTGTTGTAACAGGTATCGAAGATATTACCGTTACTCAGATTGGTATTGGTTACAATACACAAATTCCACCAACTTATGAGATTATTACCTCTCAGGGACAAGATATTAACTTTAATATCATCTTAGACGAGACTACAGGTAAAGTTGGTGAAGTTAACATCATTAACTCTGGTTATGGGTATGATGAAGACAATCCACCTCAAATTAGAGTTTCACATCCTCAGCAATACAAGAAAACTTACTATTGGTTGTCTGAGTACTATGAAGCCGCTGCAAGTATAGAAATATTCGATGTTGTAATGGCAACTGACCGTTACATGTATGTTTGTGGTGAATTAACTCAAACTAATGGTGATAGTTCTGCATTCCTTGCTAAGTTCACCGATTTGGGTGTAATGGTCTGGGATAGAACCCTTATACCTAGTGCATCCATTAAGCAAGCACGTTGGAAGTCTATTTACCTTGATGAGACATCTGAAGAGAATAATCTTCTGTATATGATCGGTGAAACCGAATCTCAAGGTACTGCATCATATAATCCAGATATTTTGATTGCTAAGTACGAATCTGGATATGATAACGCTAATGCACCTGAAGGTATTGTTAGATGGCAGAAAGAGATCGCTGGTGTCTCTGGTGCAACACGTAGAGACTATGCTGGTGACATCTACATGGATGACGAGCAAAGAGTCTATATTTGTGGTTGGACAGACACTAATGCTGTAGATGCCTATGATATTTGGGTTATGCAGATCAATAACACTGGTGATGTTGTTGAGAAGAGGAAATTCGCTTCTAATAGTGAAGGTGAGAGAATGGAGCAACTCCATTACATCGGAAACAACAAGATGCTCTGGTGTGGTGTTGATCAGGACAATAATGACCTTATATTTGGTGAAATGGAGTACGATGGTGCTAACATCGAACTCAACTATGTTAAGAGACTTGCTATAAGTGGTGGTGACGTAAAACGTCCTCGTTTCCAGATTGATGAGTACAATGATCTCTTCTTTATCTGTGATATGTGGAATGGAACCAAATTCTATGGTTGTGCATTCCTTAAGATCGCTTTAAATCAACTTTCTACAAACCCAACAACTCCTACTTACTATTTCTCTAAGCTTATCCAACCTACAGGAACTTATGAGTCTGTTAATCATGCAGGAATTAGTATTGATGTATTTGGTAACGTTGCTATCGCTACTGATGTTAAGTACAGTGATAATGACCTACAAGCAGTGGTTATGTCGTTTAAGTACGATGGAACCCTTCTTAAGAGCACTAATATTAAGGATACTGATGATATTGGATTTAAGACAAGAAATCATGTTGTAGATAATTCTGGTGATATTATCATTGCTGCTAATAAGCAGAAACCAATTCAGACAGTAGTCAATCGTTTTGATTCTGCACCTATCTCCTTTGCTGGTGATATTGCTAATGGTGCTGCAACTGTTACTAATGTAAGTAATGCTACTAGTCTTGCTACTGGTGATATTGTCTCAATAACCAGCGGTGCTGGATCTGTGACTCTTGCTGCTGGTGTAAAAGTTCTAACAGCAACTGGAACCACAGTAACCTTAGATACCAACTTCGGTGGTAGTGGAACTGCCACAGGTGCTATTCTCTCTGCAGTAGATGTTAGTGGTCTTATAGAAGATAGTAGTAAGCAAGCAAATGTAACTACTACCTTCTCAGATGTGACTAAAGTCCTGCATAACACTGCAGACTATAAGTTTGGTAGTGGGTCAATTAAGTTCTCTGGTGGTCCAGCTTATATTAAGCATGCTAGTGCAGGTATAACAACTAATTGGACTACATCTGTATGGAGTTTGATGGAAGCTTCTCATGCTTCTAACAACCCTAAAGTTGAGATGATCACTATTGATGATGCTTTAGGAAACGCTGTAGTAGTAACAGTAGATGGTAATGCTGCTAGTGGTAACTTAGGTAAGATCGAAATGACCATCGCACCTCAGGGTGGTGGTGGATCAACTACTGCTTCTGTTGGATCTACATATTGGACAACTTTACAAGATGCTGCATTCCACCATTGGGCAGTAGTTAAAGAGACACCTTCTCTTGGTTCTTATACCTATTCTGTTTATTTTGATGGTGTTCAGGTTTGTACAGCAACTGTTGCAACTGAAATTGGTCTTAATGATGTTTATGTTGGTGCTAGTAAGATTTCACCTGCTATTGGTAACTGCTTCTTAGGTAGTATCGATGATTTAGTTATCGAACCTAATTCAGTCTTTACTGGTGCTTCATTTACACTACCAACAACTCAATTTGCTATTACCTCTGAGAATTCTCAACTTAATCTAATCAAATTTGATAGAGCACATGATAAGAGAGGTGCTTATAGTGCATTCCCATCAACAACTCATACTAAGGCATTAACATTTACAGAGACTACTGGAATCAATATTAATAGTCTCACTAATCCTGTAATTACAGTTTGGGCAGAAGGTTCCTCTGGTTTACAGATCCTTGACATGTCAGATACTATATCAACTCTGACACCAGGAACTTATACATTTACTAATGCAACTCATCAATTTGCTTCTAAGACCTCTACAGTACCTTCACCATTAGGTGTAAAACTAAAGGTAGATGCTATTGTCATACCGAAGTACTATGTTAGAGATGCTGGATTCCAGAAGATTGATAACGTATTAGAATTCCAATTTAATCAAGATATCTTATTTACTAAGGGAACTATACTACAGCAGTATAATTCGAGTGGTGTTGTACAAGCATTTGGTACTATCGTTGAGACTCCAACTGGTACTTTAGATAACCCAGGATTGGGTAACAAGTATAAGATTGGTAAGATGTTTGGTAACTTTAATGATACCGATCTCTTTAAGAACGATACAGGTGAAGAAAATATAATTAAAGACGTAATTTTCCAGCCAGAACGGGCACAGGCCGAATGGTTAACTGCTACAGCATATACCACAGATGATCAGGTTTGGAGTGCTGGTAAGATCTATAAAGCAACCAATACTGCTACTTCTGGTGCTACTGCTCCTACTCATGAGATTGGTAATGTAACTGACGGTTCGGTTATATGGCAATACATCAGTGCTGCTGGTCCTATAGAAGTTTCACTATTAGATCATCCATGGCCAACTCCTGCTGAAGTGTTATGGCAAGCAACTAAATCTTATGCTCTTAACGATTTAGTTTACTTTGGTAGACAAAAGTATAAGTGTACAACTGCTGGTGTAACAGGATCTGTTGCTCCTACTCATACTAGTGGTACTGCTACTGATGGTACTGTAGTTTGGCAATGGGAGGATCTATACGATCCTATACATGCTTATGCTAGATTCCGTCCATACGATGCTGAAGATTATAGAGTTAAGATCCTAGAAGTCTATAGTGGATCTGACTTTATCGTTGGTGACGTTATCTCACTTGGTGGATCTGTAACTACTGGTCCTAAGGATGGTGATCCTAAGATTGGTCAAATTAATGGTGTAAGTACTGTTAAGAAAGTAGAATATGTTGTAAATCTAGATAAGGACATTATTAGAAGTGCTAATACTCGTACTGATCTTATCTACTGTCAAGCACTATCTCCTCATAGGTTCCTTGCTGGAGATATCCTCTTTGTAGAAGGATTTACTACTACACAGTTTAATGGTTCATTCTTCGTAGAAGAAGTATTCTCTTCTAGAGACTTCCTCTATAGGATGAGAGCTGCTGCTGATAGTGAACCAGTATTCTATAATAATGCAATATTTAACGTTAAGATATCATCCAAGCACCCAACATTGATGTTGGTAAGGAATCATTCTTATGTCTTTGACATGAGTGATGCTTCTAACTTTGGATACTACCTATCCTTCTCTCAAGATAACCAGTTTAAACTGGAGTACTCATTTAACGTTATTGAGAGATCTGGAACTCCTGGTTTGTCTTCTAACACCGAGACTCCTATAGTCAACTTTACAATCGGTGGTGAAGTTACAAATATCACGTACTATTTTGATCCAAGCCGAACATTATCCTCTAACTCCCCAGTAGGCACCAACTCCTTCATTGACGTTATTAAGACACCATATGACGGAACATTTAAGATTGCTGAGGTTGTAAGTGAGACTGAATTCAGATTCCCACTAGAAATCGAACCAGAATTTAATAATGCTGAAATTGGTGAAGATGATCAAGATAACCCCAATTCCTACTATTCTACAACGTCTACGAAGGCAATTGGTCCTATTAACACTATTAAGTTAATCTCTCCAGGTGGATTCTATAGGAAGCTACCAATTATTTCTGATATTGCTTCAGATCGTAAAATTGAGAAGATTAAGATCAAGAATGGTGGTACTGAGTATGCTGTTGGAGTATATAATCAAGTTGGTATTATTGGTGATGGAGAGGGCGGTCTTTGTGTCATTACAGTCGAACTTGATGTAGAAACCAATTCTGGTACTATAACTAAAGTCCAATTAACTGATCCAGGCAAAGGATACACATATGGAATAATTGATGTTGATGGTATTACAGGAATCCTAGGATCTACCCTATCTGGTTCTGGTGGTGAATTAGAAGTCGTTATACCTGATGAAGGTACTGGTGCTTCTGTATTCTTAACTGGTACAGAGATTGGTAAGATCAAAACTCTTAAAAACAATGAATTTGGTTATGGTTACTCTCATGACTATACTTTACGTCCTGAGATTGCATTCCCAGTCAACTTACAACTCTTTAACACCTCAATCCTCTCTGAGATCAAAATAACTGACCCAGGTGCTGGATATACCTCTGCACCAGTTGTAGTCATCTCTGGTGGTGGTGGAACAGGTGCTGATGCAGAAGCTATTGTCAAAAACAACAGATTGTCTGAGATTGTTGTTAAAGATCCAGGCGCAGGATATAGTTCTCAACCAACTGTCTTACTTAAGTCAGAATTTACATATGTTGTCAACTTAGACCTTAATTACTTACAGTTTAACTTCCCTCATGGTATAACCACTGGTGCTGCTATTCAGTTCCGTGCAGAGGATATTGGTAGTGATGTTGGTGAATTACCAAAACCAAGTAGTGTTGGTTTGACTTCATTGTCATCTAACACCATATACTATGCTATTGCTGGTAACGTTGCTGGTTTGGAATCTGACCAGTTAAGATTTGCTTTAACACCTGCTGACTCTGAATCAGGTAACTATATTACCTTCTTGACACAAGGTAATGGTAGACAGGTGCTATTAACCGAGGTATTCGGTGGTAAAGCAGAAGCAGTCGTAGAAACTTCTAGATTCTTAGAATCTGAAGAAGTATTCCAAGGTGAGACATATGAATTGGCAAATGCCTTCGGTACTGTATCAATTAACGATGGTTGGCAGATTGGACCTAAGATTCTTAAGGTTGTTAACCCATCTGGTACTTTCGTCAAGGGTGGTAAGGTTCAGGGTGTAATTTCTAGAGCATCTGGTATTATCGATAATGTACAGATTGCTAAGGGTATTCTGAACATTGATGCTATCACTAAGACCTCTGGTAGGTTTATTGATGACGTTGGTAAGCCTTCTGAGATTGTACAGAAGATTCAGGACTCTTACTTCTATCAGAACTTCTCATACGTTATTAAGTCCCAAATTCCGATTAACCGTTGGAAGAAACAGATATTAGAGAATAACCACCCAGCTGGGTTTAATATGTTCGGTCAGCTGGAATTAACGGGCGGTAAGGATATCTCAGGCCGAAAAATTGGTACTGAGTTTACTAAGCAGGTAAACATAGATGAATACACGAATGTTAACCAAATTACGTCCTTTGGTGCTGCTCAACCAATCTATTCTACCTTTAACAACTCTGAAGTTCTATTCAGGAAGAAAAGACTAACAAACTCCGAGGAAATCCTAACTTCTATTGTTAAGAAGATTGATAGTATTTCTGATCAGTTTGATGGTGCTAAAAAGGCATTTAACCTTACTGTAGAAGGTGAACAGATTATTATTAAAGAAAATCAGATGTTGGTCACCTTAAACGGTGTTATCCAATCTCCTGGTGAAGCATATCAAATTGTTGGTAATCAGATCGTATTTGCTGAAGCACCACGTCCTGATTCTAAAGTTATCTACAGAAATGTCGATATTACCGTTTTACCGATTAAGAGACTTAACTTAACTCAGATTGGTGGTATTTTCCCACAAATCGGTGATGTCATTACATCTAAGTTTGGTAACGTTAACTCAAGTGCTAAGGTCATTGATACTAGTACAAATACTGTTGATATCATCCAAATCATCGGTACAACGTTTGTAAACAACGCTAGAGTCGATGTAAGCAGAACTGGGTTTAGTGCGTTCATTGGAAGCATTGATGATGTTAATCAGACAACTATCTTTAAATTTAATGAAACAGTCACTAAAGTTGATCTAGGTGGCGATACAGCAATTATAGAAGAGACAAACCTCGACTTAGACGGTAATACTGATAATAGTCTTGTACTTTCTAAGACTTCTGGTACTGCAGAGTTTGAGACTGGTGCTTACAACATTTTACTCAATGATGTCATATATTCAGCATCATCGAAGATTGCAGCTCAAATAACTGGAATTTCACCTTATAGAGATCCAGTTACCTCTATTAACCTTGCAGCAGCAGTTGCATTCGAAGAAGACCAGTTAATCACTGGTGGAAGTTCTGGTGCTCAAGCACAAGTCGTTAGACTTGATGCAAGTGCTAATCCACCTGTTCTTTACTATGTTAAGAAGAGTGTTGCTGATTTCACTGACGGAGAAACAGTAACCAACCAAAATGCGGTTAATGGTGTTATAACGGGTGAACCTAAACTTGGAGATGTTGTAGACACTTTAATCATTAACAAAGGTTCTTCATTCTTTGGATTGGTCTTTGAGCGTCTTATTTCACTTTCTAACCAGAATGTCATCCTAGACAACATTTCAGAGACTACAATCAGTCCTGTTGAGTTAAACAACTCAGCGAACCGTATTAACGCTGATTTCTTGGATTATGAAGAAGTTCGTTCTACAGAGATCGAATATAGTGGATTAAGTGGTGGTACACTTTCCGTTAACGATGTTATCCGTTCTATCAACGTAACTTATGGTAACCCTGTATCTGACGCACTTAACAGATATAAGGATGCTGCTAGAAGTATAAGAAATAATAGACAAGAAATTATCGATTTTGCAACATCACAGATTGCAATTGACTATCCTGGTTTCTACCACACTGGTGACAATGAAGTTGCCCAAATGGGTAGATTTAAGGATGCTTATCGTTTAATCCAGAAGAATAAGGATTGGATCATTGCTAAATCATATGCTGAGATGATTGCTCAATATCCTGGTACTTCTATCCCTAGTGCTACTAAGTGTAAGAGAGACCTTGGATACTTCATCGATTCTCTATCAAGAGACACAGGATGGGGTGGAACAGTCTATACACGTAAATTGTGTAATATGTTCTTCCCAGATGGATCTACCTTCCAGTACGTTAATTCTCAAGCTAATGAGATTAACTATGGTTATGGTAAGGCATATGAACATATGGTCGAAGCACTTACGAACACATTAAGTGGTTCTGAGACAATTGATTCTGTTTCATATACGAAATATAATGAACAATCTACAGGCGGTTCTGGTGGATCAGGAATTACTGCTGACCCATCTCCAGGAGATAACTACGGTACTTCTGGTTCTAACGCCACCAATAATGGTGCTAATAATTGTGCTGATGTTACAGCAGCACTGAACACTCTTTGGACTAATGTTTCAGAGGTAATACTATCTGCTTCTTTAACTGACCTTATTGATCTTTCAGAACCTGTTGCACTAACAGTACTAGAAACTAAGTGTACTCGTGACACTGGTTACTTCATCGATGCCATTGCTGATGACTTAGATGGTGATGGTAACTATTACATGGTTGAGTTCACTAAGAAGTTCTTTAATGCTGAAGGTGTATCTATAGGTCTTCCAGAAACACAGGAAGCAATTACAGCATTTAATGCTGCTAAGGATCTGTGTAAGAATGCGATGAGGAATATTATGTATGACCAGACACTTAATACTGCTGGTTATAACCTCAATGATCCTACAACATATTCTGCACCTTATTTAAACAGTTCTTCTACTGCTCAATACTATGATCCTAACTACTCTTTAGGTAGTAACCAAGGTGGAACCAATTGTGCAAACGTAGCAACTGCTATTGACACATTAGCAAATATTGCAACTACTTCCTTCACAGGTGCTCAGTTCACACCATCTGCTGCATCATACACTGCTTCTAATGGTGACTTAGTTCTGACTATTGGATCACATAGTTTGACAACTGCTGATACTGTTAGGATCGAACCAAATTCATTGGTATTCACATGTGCGATGGACGGCAATACTGCCAATAAGACATATCCTCGTTCTAGTGACCCAACATATAACCAGCAAGTTGCAATTACTGCTGTAGGTGCTACAACCATTACTGTTGATGTTGGTGCATCACCTATTGTTAACCACACAGTAACTGGTGCTACTTACGACCCAATAACAGGTTTCATGGTATTGACCGTTGGTGCTCATACATTAAGTGTCGGAGAAAGTATTAAGATTGCTACTGGATCATTAACCTTTAGTTGTGATCAGGGTGGTACTGTTGGAACTGGAACTTATCCTCGTGCAACTGGAGCAACTACTGGCGACGGTGAGGACTATGCATACGACACCGCTATAGAAATTACTGCTAAGACTGACACTACAATCACTGTTAACGTTAACGGTGGACAGGGTGCTGTTACTAACACCAATGCACATACATTTGTATCTGCTACACCTAACGGTATACAGAGTGGTGGTAACTATTCACACACCTTTGTTTCTGCTGGTACTAACTCAGTATCTGAAGGTGGTGGTCTTGCATATATCAATTCACTCGCTACTGTTACCGATGGTACTTACGAGGAAGGTGAGAACATAAGGGTTTACAAGTTTGCTTATAAGGATAGAGGTGGACTTGGATTCTTCACTCCTGGTAATACTATTAAGGGTAATAAGTCTGGAGCAAACTTCTCATGTAAGGGTGCTAACTCTGGACTACGTTGGCTTTATACTAATGCCCTAACTGGTGCATTCCAGAATAGAGAGTATATCACTAACTCAAAAATTACAAATGTTTCTGGTGCTTCCAACGTTACTGTTACACCATCAAACGCAACTTATGATGCTGCTACTGGACATTTAACAATAACAGTTTCTGCTCATGGATTCTCTACAGGTAATGAAGTTTCTATTGCTGCGAATGCAATTAGGTTTACTTGTGGTATGGATGCTAATGCTACTAACCATGATTATCCAAGAACAAATGACCCTGTTGCTAACAATGTTAGATTACCTATCATTAAGACAACAGCAAGTACATTCACTGTAAACGTTGGTTCATCTCCACTTAAGCATTACACACCAACTGGTGTTGATTATCAACCAGATACAGGTACAATGTCAATTACCATTGGACCTAACAATCTTAACGTTGGTGAGAAGATCAGATTTAAGCCAGAGTCATTAGTCTTCACTTGTGACCATGATGGTAATGCTACTAACCATGCTTATCCAAGAAGTTCTGACCCATTCTATAATACTTCATGTAATATTGATAGTATTGCTACATCTACGTACTCCGTTACTGGTTCATCATATAAACCTGCTAAGGGTACTTTAAATCTTACCATTGCTAATCATGGATTCTCGAATGGTGAGATGATCAAGATTGCTGATAATTCATTAACCTTCACTTGCACGAACGATAATAATGCTACAAACCATACTTATCCAAGAACAACTGATCCAGCAAGTTATCAGTGGTTACCTGTTTCAGTAGTTGATGTTAATACTATTGGTGTTCAGATTGGTGTTTCTCCTGATACTTCAGTTCACACTTTCGTAAGTGCAACTTCTAATAACATCACGAAGCAAGATGGTGGTGTTATCGTTGTTAATGTACTAAGTAGTGCTCCTTCTACTAACACTACTTTACACACCTTTGTAAGTGGTGAAGATGCCATTATCACTGGTGGTGACTATGCTCACACCTTTGTAAGTGCAGTATCTAACTCCTTCACTGTATATCCAGCGAAGGCAAGATTAACTTCACTCGATAAGCGTAGTGGAAGTAACTCTCTAGTATTAGAATCAAATGCATACCTTACTCATGATATATCTGACGTAGTTGCATTTGGTTCTGGTAACTTTACTATAGAGACATGGATCAAGGCTAAGGGAGTAACTGGTGGACAGTATTTGTTCGACTTACGTACAAGTGGACTTAGTGAAACTGGATCTTTGAGTCTATATCTTGATGGTGGTAGTATTAAGCTTGCTTATAATAGTGCTGATGTTATTAGTGGTTCCCATGGAATCAGTGCTGGCACATGGACTCATGTAGCAGTATCTAAGACTTCTGGTATTACTAAGGTATGGGTTGGTGGTGTTCAGGTTGGATCAGACTACAGTGACACCAATACTTACTATGAAAGAAAGATAACCATTGGTGCTGCTCAAGATGGTACCAACTTCTATCAAGGTCATATTGATAACTTTATTATTACTAAGGGAGTATCCAAGTACACAGCATCATTCACTCCTTCTGTTGTCTTTACTATTAATGATGATGTCTCATTCTCTATGAGTAATGAGCATCCTATCATTATGAGTGATAAGGATAGTTATGCAACCTTCACTGGTACTACAAACTCTGCTGCTGCAGCCAAGAAGGTTAACTACTCTACTAAAGAAATAATTGTTGAGGATGTTCAGCTTTCTAGAGATGAGCATCGTAGAGCTGCTGATATGCTCGAACTTAATAGAGCATGGATTGCTGAAACAGCAGTTAATAAGATGAAGGCTAAGTATCCTGACCTCTTGATGCCAGGTGATACTGTTGATGGCATTGGTCCACAACAGGGTACTACATTCTGCTTAAGGGACACTCAAGAGTTTATCCTTAAAGGTATCATCGATGATATCCGTTATGGTGGTAACTATAACAGTACAATTGCTGCTAGATCTTATCTAACTGCTTATGAAGGTCTTGAGCATATTGCTAATGAAGTACTTCAGTCAATCTACACATATAGAGAATTATCACCTATCTGTAACTATGTTCTAACAACTACAAGTACAGATCTTGAGCATTATGGTGTTGATGGTAATGGTGATCCTATTAAGTACACTAATATTCTTCGCATACCTAACAACTTCTCTTCACCTATATCTCAAACTATTCAGGATGAGATTGCAGTACTTGCAGATGAGATTGGTGACATCATTGGACCTACTGGACAGAGGTTCAGAGATGGTGGTGACATGATCTGGAAGAACCGTGATGTAATTGCTGCTGAAGCAGTAGGTTGGTTAGAAGCAACATATTCGAAGGATATTAATGGTACTGTTTATGATTTCTACACGAACCCCAATTCGAACGCTAATAAGTGCACACATGAGATCAAGACTTATGTACTTCCAGCTATCATTGCTGACTTGGTTACTGGTGGTAATTCTGGAATACGGAACGTTACCTCCAAGTTCCTAAATGCGAATGATGAACTTTATTCTGTTGATAATGAGTTAAGTGCTGTATTAGATGTATACAAGTATGTTGGTAAACTTTGTAAGCATGCGATCAACAATACTCTAGTAACTAAGGGTAGTACTGCTGCTGAACTAGGTGCAGATTCTTACTATCAAGATGACTATCATGTTAACGAGTATACAGAATTGACTGTATACAGAGATGACACCATTACTATTGACTCTGAAGGTTACAATGCTTTAAGAACTTCTAATGATAGGCTGCTAGACGCTGCAGATATGCTTGAGCGTAATGCTAACGTCATTGCTTGGGAAGCAGTTCATACTATGAACGATCTATCGAAGTATCTTAACTTCGGTGTTCCTGATGGTTCCCAGAATTGTGTAGATGATGTTCTCGATGTATTAAGTGCTGTTGTTCATGATATAAGAAAAGGTGGTAACTCTAAGACTTGGGATGCTGCTAGTCTCTATCTTAATAAAGAAGATAAGTCTCTTATCCAGTTAAATGGTCGTCAACACACTCATCAGTATGTAAGATCAGAACTTGATGCTATCTACACTGGTGGTAACTACGATCACAACTTCATTACTGCTGCTACTAACGCTGTAACAGATGATGGAAGCAATGATTTCACTCCAACTAACGTAGTTTACACTGCTGGAGACGGTAAGTTAGTTATTACCATGCCTAATCATGGATTAACTACATCAAATACTATTACTATTGCAGAAGAATCACTAACATTCACCTGCTCAATGGATGAGCATGCTTCTAAGCACTTGTATCCAAGAAAAGGTGACCCTGCATATGGCAAATCTCTTACTATTACAGAGTCTACAATCTCTACAATCACGGTAAACGTTGGTGCTTCACCAATAGTTAACTATAATGTCTCCAGTGCTGACTATAACTCAGTAAGTGGTGACTTAGTAATGAATGTTGGTGCTCATACACTGCAACCTGGTACTTCTATTAGGTTCAGAGATGGTGCTTTAACCTTCACATGTGATAGAGATGACTATGCTACTGAGCATGCATATCCTCGTATTAGTGATCCTGTATATAATACCTCTGTAAACATCGCTAGTGTTGGTACAACCTCCTCCACACCTACTGGTGCAGCATACAATCCTTCTACAGGTATTGTAACTCTTACTCAGAATGGTCATGGATTCACTGGTGAGACTACAGCGAGCACTTCTGATGCTGCTTACAATCCTAATACTGGTATAATCACCATTACATCCAATGGTCATGGATTTGCTGCTGGTGATAGCGTTAAGATTGCTGGAAATTCACTAACATTCACATGTGGTTTTGACGGTGACCTCTCTAACCACACATATCCAAGGTCAACTGACCCTGCATACAATTCTTGGTTACCTGTACTTAACGTAACTACTAATACATTTGATGTTCAGGTACTAAAAGAGATTCCATCTAGTAATGTTACCGTTCATTCCTTCGTTTCTGCTACTGCTAGTAACATAACCAAGGCAAATGACTATGTAATGCTCGATGAGAATGCATTATCAATGAGTTGTGACATGGGATCTGGTGCAGTTACTAAAACTTATCCAAGACCACAAGACCCTGCATACAAAGCATGGTTACCAATATCAAATGTACAGTTAAACACTTTTGATATACAAATATTATCAACAATACCATCTACAAATACAAATGCTCACACATATGTGTCATTTGCATCTAATGGACTGAAGAGACAGACTGGTAATATTACAGTTAATGTCGGTGTAGCACCTGGCGAAGACGCTGCTGGTATCAGTGTTCTTAAACTTGCTACTGAGATGGCAATATTGACCATGCGTAATGCATTTGGTCGTGAGAACCTTTATATATTTGACCCAGAACCAGATCCTGATGGCGATACTACACCTGCAGGTGGTGATGAGTCTCTTGATAACGTTGATGTTGAGTCCTATGAGCGTAATGCTGTTAAGGATAGGTTCATCAACGCTGCTGATATCATCGAAAGGAACATTCGTCTGATTGCTGAAGAGTCTATTGCTGCTGCTTTAGTACAATATCCTTCACTTAACATTCCTGGTGGTAACATCAACTGTGTTCATGACTTAACTGACTTCTTAGATTCTATGGTTTGGAACCTCCGTCATGGTGGTAACAACAAGGTCTTCCATGCTGCTGAATACTATGTTAATGAAGGTCTGACACATAACACAGAAGCAACTTGGATCACTAATTACGCCAGAGATCTAGCTCTTCAGGTAATGAGGAACGAATCTCTTGCACTTAACTATGGTAGAGACCCTGCATTTGATACTGCTGTACCTGTTGTATCTGTTGCATCTACTCAACACACTGCTACTAATGCTTCTTACGATGCTGGTACTGGTTTATTGACTTTAACAGTCGCTGGTCACGGTTTCTCAGAGGGTAATAGAGTCAATATTGATGACAATTCATTGACATTTACCTGCTCAATGGACGGAAATTACAGTAATCACACCTATCCTAGACTCACTGATCAGGTAAGTCAGCAGTGGTTACCAATTATTTCTACAAGTACTGACACATTCACAGTCAATGTTGGAGTATCAAGGATCAAGAAATTTACTCCCACAGCAATTAGTTACGAGCCGAACACTGGTAACCTCATAATGACTGTGGGAGTTCACGACCTTAAGGTTGGAACTAACCTAAAAATCGAACCTAATTCACTCACATTTACTTGTGCGATGGATAATGGTGCTACTAATCATACCTATCCAAGACTTACTGACCCAGTACATGATGAGCCAATTGAGATCGTAGGTATAACTGAGACTACTGTTACTGTTAACGTTGGTACTACTGGCATTACAAACTTTGATATTCACGATGCTAAGTTTGTTCCTAATACTGGTGTTCTTGATATTAATATCGGTGCACATACCTTCAGAGAAGGTGAGAGTGTCAAGTTAGGTACTAGTGCACTAACATTCACATGTGCAATGGACAGTCATGCGACTGACCACACATATCCTCGTGCTTCTGGTCCTGGTGGTCCTGATGCAGGATATAATACTTCTATATCAATTGATAAGATTGGTTTAGACACTTATGATATAACCAATGCTGGTTATAATGCAGCAACAGGTGTTATGTCAGTGACTATTCCTAATCATGGATTTAAAGGAAGAACTACTCATACCCCAACTGGTGTAGCATACACACCTGCAACTGGTAAGATGATTATCAGTCTTGCTAATCATGGATTCGAGAATGATGACAGAGTTAAGATTGATCAAAATGGTTTAGTATTCACATGTGGTATGGATGGACATACAACTAACCATGCTTATCCTAGAAATTATAATTCTTCTGCACCTGGTGGAGAAGACTATGCATATGACAAGTGGTTACATGTTACTAACGTAACTCAGAATACATTTGAGGTTAACGTTGGTTCATCTTCTAACACGACTGATCATACATTTGTCAATTCAGTAACTAATTGCTTAACTCATGCTGGTGATCATGTTAAGGTTTGCACCAAGTCTATTGGATTTAGGTGTTCTAAGGATAGTAATGCAACTATTCACACATACCCAAGACAGTCTGACCCATCATGGGATGAGTGGTTACCTGTTACTAACGTAGCTCAGAATACATTTGACATCTTTGTTGGATTCTCTGGTCCTAATGACAACTATACTCACACCTTTGCTGCTAATACTGATCTAACACCTACCAACGCTGTTTACGATCCTAATACTGGTAAGATGATTCTTACCGTTAACGATCACGGTATGCAGAATGGTGATACTATTTGGATCGAAGACGGTGCTGTAACCTTTAGATGTGGTGAAGATAGTCAGGGTTCAGACCACGCATATCCAAGAAGTACTGTTGATACATTTACCATCACTGCTGCAACATATGATGCTGCTGCTGGTGTTATGGAATGTACTGTTGCTAATCATGGATTTGGTGATGGTGCAATGGTTAAGTTTGCACCTGGGTCTATCAAGTTCACTTGCTCGATGGATAATTATGATACTACTCATGCGTATCCAAGACATGATGATCCTGTTGCTGACAAGTGGATTCCTGTATTTAATACACAAACAAATACATTCCAAGTTCATGTTGGTCAGTCAATAGAGAAGGCATGGACTCCTACTGTTGCTGCTTACTCACCAACAACAGGTGTTATGGACCTGACTATTGGTGCTCATAGTTTCCGTGCTGGTGCATCGTTAACTCCAAGTACTGCTGCATATAATCCAACAACAGGTATCATGAGATTGACCATTGCTGGTCATAATATTGCTGAAGGTGAGCACGTTAAGATTGCTGATAATTCACTGACATTCACATGTAACCTAGATGGTCACAGTGCTCAGAAGACATATCCAAGACCTTCTACTATTAGTCACACAGCAACTGCTGGTACTACACATGATCCTTCTACAGGTATCTTACATATCAATACTACGTCTGCACATAACCTAACCAATGGAGATTGGGTTAAGTTTGCTGACAACTCCTTGACATTTACTTGTGGTCTAGACGGAGACAATAGCAACCATACTTATCCTAGGGCAGATGACCCAATGAGCGGTAAGTGGGTACAAATTTCTAATGCTACTGCTAGTGAATTTGATGTACAAGTTCTAAACTCAATACCTCAGTCTAATACTTCTACTCACGTATTCGTATCTGCTGCATCTAATGGTATCCAAACTAGAGACCCATTTAGCGGTCGTTGGATGGAAGTTAGAGAAGTTGGTACAGATTGGATTGATGTTAAGGTTCTAACTACTGCACCTTCTACTAATACTGATGCTCACACTTTCGTAAGTGCTGCTGCTAATTGCATCCAGACATCTGGTGACTCTGTAAGAATCGCTGCAAACTCTATTACATTTACATGTAATAAGGATAGTAATGCTACTCAGCACACATATCCAAGAGCAGCAATGAACGCTGCTGGTGGTGCTGACCCAGTATATAACGGTGCTGCTAAGATTGTTGCTGTTACCGATACTACCATCAGTGTATGGGTTGGTACTTCTGCTAACACTACATCGCACTCATTTGTTTCTGCTGCTGCTAATGCAGTTACATCTGGTGGTACATATACACACAACTTTGCATCTGCTGATGCTAATGGTCTTTCACAACAACGTGACTGGGCACATAACAACTATATCCCAGTTTCTGATGTAACTACCAACACATTTAGTGTACAGTTACTACAGAAGATTCCTTCCACTAATAATACTACACACGTATTCCAATCTGCTGCATCTAATAGCATCCATAGAGGTGTTATACAGAAGCAGAACGGATGGATCACAATGAATGTTGGTACTTCATCTAACACCTCATGGCATGGATTTAAGTCTGCCGATTCTGGTGCTCTGATAAGTGGTGGTTATTATGCTCACTCATTCGTAAGTGCAACTACAGGTGCTATACACACTGGTGGTGACTATACGCACGAATTTGTATCTGCTGTCACTAATGGTATTACTAGACAGAATCCTTCAGGTATAGTAACACTTGATATTGGTGCTTCTGGACCTAATGATCAGTATACTCATACCTTCGTATCTGCTGCTAACGGTGCATTGATTACTGGTGGTAACTATGCTCACAAGTTTGTATCTGCTACACCACGTGCATTGGTAACTGGTGGTAATTATGAGCATACATTTATATCTGCTGCATCTAACTCAGTTAATGTAACTGGTGGATCTCAGTTAACTCCAACTAATGCTGCTTATGACCCTCTAACTGGTAGCTTAACTCTGACTGTTGCTGGTCATGGATTGCAAGCTAACGTCAATACATTCACACTTGATAACAACGCAATACAGTTCTCTTGTGAATTTGATGGTAATGCATCTACTCATGGATATCCAAGATCAACTGATCCTGCTGCAGGAACAACTTTAACTATAATTTCACATACAACTGATACGTTTACTGCTAACATAGGAACTACTCCTGAGGTTAACTTTAACGTATCCAACGCTACCTATGATGCTGGTACAGGCAACCTAGTACTTGATATTGGGTCTAATAGTCTACAAGGTCCTACACTTGGTTTAACACCTACTGATGCCGCTTACAACCCCACTACAGGTATCGTTACACTTACTATCAACGGTCATGGATTCGCTAACGGTGAATACATTAAGATTGCTGATAATGGATTAACTTTCACTTGTACTCAAGGTGGTGGCAACCACTCATATCCAAGAGTTACTGACCCTGCATCTGGTAAGTGGTTAACAGTTTCTAATGCACAAACAAATACATTTGATGTACAGATATTAGATACAGTTCCTTCTACCAACACAACAACTCATACACTGGTTAGCATTGCTAATGGTTGCGTTGATAAGGCAGGTGAATCTGTCATGGTTAGACCTAATTCTTTGACCTTCACATGTCAACAGGATAACTATTCTACTAATCATACATATCCTCGTGCTAAGGATCCATCATTCGATAGACCTATTCCTATTGTTGGTAAGTCTGGTCAGACTATTACTATCGATGTTGGCAACTCTGCTATCGTTACATATACTCCAACAAATGCAACATACGATTCTGCAACTGGATATCTAGCATTAACAATTGGTGCACACGGATTGTCAACAGGAACTACTGTTAAGTTGGCACCTAACTCCTTTACATTCACATGTACAAGAGACGGCAATACTGCTCAGAAGACATATCCTAGAGGTGGTCATACCTTCGCTCAGAAGTTCTATGCTGACCTTGACTTCTATCCCTACAATCAAGGTGATTACATAATCACTGCTGATACTGCTAATCCTAAGTGTGCTGACGTAGCATCTGCTATTACATCTTTGATGGGTCTGTATACTGATGCAATTGCTACACCTGCAAGTCTAACTGACGGTACTATTAGTAAGACCCTACCAAATATTTGGCCAGTTAAGTACGCTCCAGATATGGTAATGCGTGATGTTGGTATCACCTTCGATACTAATGGTGCTACTTCTGGTGACTGGAATACCACTTGTGTTGGTGTTGCAGATAAGATCGAAGGATTGATGGATATTGTTATCCAAACTATATCTCTGGCATCTGGTGGTGGTGGTAGTCATTTAGATGCTGTAGAACGTGAACTTCCATGGGGATTTAACAATAACTATCAGTTATATACATGCTATAACGTAACATCAGCAACTGACACACTCTTTGATGTACTGTTAAGTACTCTTGGTGGTGGTTCTAATTCTGATAAACATTGTGCACGTCATATACTCTTTAATTATCATGCAATTACTGCTAAGGCATTTGAGAGAACTCAGAATAACCATCCAACCACTACAGCAGATATAACATTTGCTGAGAATGTCGTAACTGCTTTGATGTATGACCTGAATACAGGTGGTAACCAAGGTACGCTTAAGTTGGTTAACTCTTGGTTTGATGGTGAAGGTAACTTCATAGCATTCGAGAATGTCGTTAGACAACATTTACTCTACTACGTGACACGTGTACGTGAGTATGTCAAACGTGGTCTATATGATTACAACAATGATGCACAGTGGGCAGGATATGATCTATATCTAGAACCATCCAATACTGCTGCTATTAACAATAGATTTGAGTATGAGAAGGAATCTACAGAATTTACAATTGATAGTTCTATTAACCTTGTATATCATGCACTGAATAGATCTCAAGCACCTTCCACCAATAAGATTGATTATATCAATAGCACTGATATTACCAATATGACTAATCTTTACAATGAAGGTGAAGATTATAATACTGATCCAGAATTAATTCTACTAACTCCAACTATTGAGGTTGGATTTGAGAGAAGAGAGAATACTGTAACAGTACATAAGCCTAACTTCTTCTCACGTGGTGATGTTCTCGCATACGTTCCTGCTTCTCAGGATCTAGATCCTAGTTTACAAGATCAGACATACTACTATGTCCTTAATGCTGAGGCAGACTACTTCGAAGTTACTCGTGAGAAGCGTCATGACGCAAGATATAAACAGTTCGCATTCGATAAGTCTCTAGACGGTCAGCAAAGATTACAAACAGTTGTACGTTCTGGTATCTCTATGCCAGCACTGACTCAACCTGTAAGAGATAATTCTCAACCAATTAGTGCTGGATTTAACACTGCTGATTATCTGGTTGGATCTACTTCTAATGCTGCTGCTGAGGTTGTTCGCACAATGAACAATGAAGCAGATATCGTTAAACTCTATAAGAAGTTTAATATAGACGCAGCAACTGGTAGGTTTACTAATGGTGAAACTGTACAAGTACAGGGTGCAACAACTAACAACGGTGTTATTGTTCAGACTTCTGTATTAACAGGTGATACGACCACTGAAGGTTGGATATATGTTGAGAATATGAATGGAACATTCTCTGATAATGATGTATTAGAGGGTGTAACTAGTGGAATCACTAATGCTGTTAATGGATCTCCTACAGAACGTATGTTGATTAACACCTCTAGAGGTGCATTTAATACAGATGAGAAGATCTTTAACAAAGGTAATAGTGCTGAAGCAGATATTGTTAAGTACGAAAATTCCGCTGGTGCTCTTGTAGGTAATAGTGGTGGACGTATCACTATTGATATCGAAACTATCCAAGATGACTTTACTGATGGTGACGTTATCTACGGTTCTATCACTGATAAGATACTTGATATAGCATACATCACTGCTACTGGATTCGAAGAACTAACTCTTAACCAGTACGTACATGCAGAATCGCAGATAGAATGTGATGTAAATAGCCTCATTCGTGATGGTGGATATGCAGGAAACTTTGCTGCTGGTGATCTAGTTTACCTCCTCGCAGGTACTACCATTAAGGAACCAGGATTCACTGCTGTTGTCACTAAGTATCAAGCATTTGATGATAGTGTTACTCCTAACATCCCACATAAGATGTGGATTGCAAACCTCAGACCATATGGAACTAACTCTCAGCTCGAGACTGTAACACCTGATCCTAATGATCTAACTTCTGGTGGTACTGCAATTGGTAAGTTTGAGAACCTCAATAACTTCCCAATTATCCTCGCTGAGATGAGTAATATAACAGTTACTGACTACAATTCTTATGGTAGGGTCTCTGGTAAAGAGATTACTGGTGACACAGGTAGGATTTGGTTGGAAGATGTTGTAGGAGATTTCCCAAGCAATATTACAATTAAGTCTGATGCTGGTTGGTACGCTGGTGTTACTCAATCTAAGGGTCTAGTCGGACGTTGCAACAGATTCTTCAGAGGATTTGATGGCACACAGACATCCTTTAAACTTACTACAAATAACGGAGAAGCGTATTTCCCTGATCCTGCTGGTCACTTGTTGTGCTTCACTAATGGTGTTCTACAACCTCCAGGCGGTACACAAGCATATACAGCATTCTCTGACCAGATTCAGTTCACTGAACCTCCTACAGTCGGTTCTGAGTTCATTGGATACTACGTTGGTAAACTTAGACAGTTGGATGATATCAGCTTTGAGTTTGACTCCTTACGTTCATCCTTTAACCTTAGGTACGCTGGTGGATTCTACTCATTGACACTGACTGAAGGTGTTTCTTCTAGTACTATACTTCCAGAAAACAACATTATTGTTTCTCTGAATGGTGTTATACAGGAACCTGGACTAGGTTACGAGCTAGTTGGTTCACGTATCATCTTCGCTGAAGTTCCTCGTGCGGGATCAACATTCGTTGCATTCTCTTACATTGGTTCTGACGCAGACGTTATTGCAGCAACAGTCGTACCTCCAATTGAGGCAGGTGACTTACTACAAATTGATGGAGAAGGAGAGAATCGTGAAGTTGCTCTAATTGAGTCTTCTAACTCTTTGATCACCTTCGAGTATACAGGAACTGTTAAGGGTCGTGGTGCTGAAGCACTTGCTGAAATAACCTCTGGTGAAATGACAACATCAATTATCACCTCTCCTGGTGATGGTTACACCTCACGTCCAAACGTTGATGTTATATCATCTTCTGGATTTGATGGTCGTGTCCGTGCTCTAATGGGTCTTTTGAGGATTGATGTTAAGACTGCTGGTGTTGGTTACGCACAACCAGAAGTTTCTATCCACAACACTGTTGAGGATGATTGGACTCCACCTACAGGACCTGCTATGAACGGTGGTTATGACACCTACGCAGGTGAGGGTACTGACTCTAATGGTGACCCAATCGTAATTGTTGATGGTTATATCACCATAACTGCTCAACCTGTTAACGTAACAGTTAACCAAGGTCAAATGGCTGGATTTACTGTACTCGGTACGTTTAATCTTGCATCTGATGGTTCTGTAGGAACTACTCCTCTGAACTACCAGTGGCAGCGTAAGGAGTATGGTGAGACCATATGGGCAAACATAACAGGTGCTACGTCTAGTGTCTACACTACTGACTCTGCTGAACAGGCAGACGATGGTGATGAGTTCCGTGTAGCGATAACCGCTGCTGGTGCTTCACCTGTTTACTCTAACTCTGTAATCCTTTCGGTACAGACTGGTGCAACAGTTATTTCTAACTTCGTACCAACTCAAATATTCCAATAAATAACTAGAAACTATGACTGCCACGTCGTCATACAACGCAGGAACAAAAATGCTCACAGTGGATGGGGATGGATTACCCACCCCAGTGTTGATGGGCACGTTTCCTAATGCTAATAATCCTAATGCTGTAACAGAGCAGGATTTTGAGCATACTTTCTATTATAGAGGTGGCACATTTGGTACTGCCCGTACATTTGATACTCCTTCATTCACACAGAATGGTTATCTTATAGATGTACCTTTGTCTACAGCAGACAATGCATTGTTAGGTGTTGAGATCCAAGTAGGAGACAGGATTCTTTTCATTCTTGATAAGGGAACTGCTAATGAGAAGAAGCAAGTATTTGTATATAAAGGAACTAGTCAAACTGTTACTCCTGGTGAGTTCTGGAGAGAGACCTCAAGCAATCTTGAGTTGGTTGTAGATTATAGTAGAAGCAGTTATACTGGTACTCTAGAGTATTTTGATCAGAGAAATGCTAGAGCAAATGTACCTTTAGGTATTGTTGGTGTTACTGCTAATGGTGTAGCAATCTTTAATCCTAGTGCTGGAGCAGGTGGTAACCCACCAACAGGATTTCAGTGGAATGCACATTATGAAGACTCTCCTGTAGATTTTGGAGATGATTCATGTGGTGGACACCCAGAGAATACGGGACAATATCATTATCATGACACACACTTCCTAGAGTGTTGGCAGAACGATGCTGTAATGGCAGGATATAATGATTACTATGGTTCTAGTCAGTATAATGGTGATAATTTAAGACACCCAGACGGTCATTCCAAGTTGATTGGTATTGCGTTTGATGGTTTCCCTGTATATGGACCATATCTTTACTCTAATCCATGGGACAATTCATCATCTAAAGTTTTAGCAAGTAGTTCATATAGAGTTAGATCCGAAGAAGCACCAGGTAGACCTACTTACGGTAATACTACTGCTAACCCTCCTGCTGGATCATTGATGCAGGATTGGGAATATGCAGAAGGTACTGGTGTTCTTGATTTCCATAATGGAAGATTTGGTGTAACACCAGAATTTCCTACAGGAACATATGCATACTTCTTAGCAACTGAAGAGGGTAATGAAGGTGCATTAGATCCCCAGTTCCCTTATATGATGGGAACTACTTCTCGTGAATCTCTTAATAAACCAGACAATGATGGTGCTGCTCCACCAGCTGGTGGAGATGGAGGAGGTGGTGGTGCTGGTGGTCCTGCTACTATCTTGATTGGTGCACAACCACAGAATGCTACTGTTGCTGCTAATGGAACTGCTACATTCACGGTTACTGTCTCTATCAGTCCTGAGGATGGACCTAAGACTTATCAATGGTACAGATCTACAGACGGTGGATATTCATTCGCTGTTCTTACAGGATCTACTGCTAATAGTCTTACCTTCACTGCATTATCATATATGTCTGGATACAAATTCAGATGTGAAATTGAGGGACCAATCGGTGCACCTGCTGCACAAAACTCTCCTCTAACAACTGACGTTGCTACTCTCACCGTAACTGGTGGAGGCGGTGGTCAGCAGGCAGAGAACTTCGATGGTACTAATGCTACCTTCGATACTACTGGTATCACCTTCGATGCCACCTAAATAACACTGTACAAACTGTAGAAAAATGGCAAAACAGCTAGTTGGTATCGGTTCTTCGGCAAATGATGGCACAGGTGACACCCTGCGGGACGGTGCTATCAAGTATAATGCCAACTTTGACGAACTATATCAGAGATTAGGTAATGACACGGACATCCATATAGATATCACTGCTGGTATAACGGATGGACAAGTACTTAAATGGAGTAGTACACCAACTCCTGCATTCCGAGGTGCAGACTTTAATCTTTTAAGTGCGAATTTAGATACGAATGCTCATCAGATAATTTGTGACGGTACAGATGATATTGTAGTTAAGCAGACTGGTACTGGTGATATTAAACTTTGGGGTGGTGGATCAGGTTCGGCATATACTTATGTTGATGGTGCTGATGGATACTTTAAATGGTATGCACCATATGCAAATGCTGCTGCTCTACCAAATGCTACTAACCACCATGGTATGTTCGCACATACACATGACACGGGAAAGGCACACTTCGCTCATGATGCTGAGTGGATCCAATTAGTAGACGTAAATGATAGTATTAATATTCTTGCTGACGTAGACACCACTGTGAACGGTGGTCCTTCGGCTGGGCAAGTGTTAAAGTGGAATGGAAGTACTACAAAGTGGGAGCCAGCAAATGACGAACAAGGATCTGGAGGTGGAGGAGGTACTACACAGAATCTATTCGAAACAGTTACCGCCGACACTGGCACAACAACTGCTTCTGCCGCTAACGATACTCTCATTGTTGCTGGCGGGACTAATATCGCCACCAGTCTTACTGGCGATACTCTTACTATAAACATGACAGGGGCACTTGGTGCACCTGATCAGAATCTATTCTCAACTTTCACTGCAGACAATGGTAGCACTTCTGCTACTGTAGCTACAGACACTCTGACTCTTGCAGGTGGTACAAGTATTAGTACAAACTTAAGTACCAATACTATCACCATCACTAACGATGCACCTAACATCGTACAGAATGTTCTACAGACAGTTACTGGTAATACTGGAACTTATACTTCCAATTCAGCAACTGCTTCTGTTGCAATAGAAGGTTCTAACGGAATTACTACTTCTGTATCAGGAACCACACTAAGCATTACTTCTACTAGATTGCTTCCATCAAATACTTTGGAAGGTAAATCGATTTATTATGATGGTGAGAATGATGCATGGGAAGTGGGAGATGGTCCTGTATACTTCTATTCATTTACTGCACCTAGCGATTCGGTATATCGGGTGTCAGGTCCAGGAGTTAATTCTGGGACAGATAATCCTGGTTTAGTTCTCTTTAGAGGACATACTTATAAGTTATACAATACTACTGGTGCTAATCACCCACTGAAGCTACGTGTATCTTCAGGTGGTGCTGCAGTTACCGATGGTGTGAACGCAATGTCTAATGGCACTACAACATACACAGTACCTATGACCGTTGCTGCTGGTACGACTTATGTCTATCAGTGTGAATTACATTCGGCAATGATGGGTACCATAACAATAGCATAAGATGACAAGAACAGTCCCTGGAAGTGGAGCCACAATCGAACCAGTCTTTAACAGCGTATACGGTGTTAAGGATGTAATCGTTACTAACCCTGGACAGGATTATGATGCAAATGATCCTCCTAGACTTAGTATCGGAAATTGTGGTACACCTATAAGGGATGCTGTACTTCGTGCAAATATTGGTGTTAATGGTGATCTTCTATCAGTAGATGTTGTAGATCCTGGTGAAGGATATGATCCATTAAGATTAATTATTGAGAGTGATGATCCTGGCATTGTAAAGGGGAATGCTAATATATTCCTTAAGGATGATGGTACTGGAGGACTTTCCCACCTACAGGTAAATCGACCTGGTGATGGATATTTTAGTGCTACTGCTGCTATTGCTGGTGGTGGTGGATCTGGTGCAGAATTAGTTCCTGTCACTGGTGGTGTTACTGGTCTTGCTATCGAAGCAAAAGGAAGAAACTATACTGCAGAAGATATTACTCTTGTCATTTCTGGTGGAGGTGGAGGAGATGGTGCTACTGGTGTTGCTGAGGTAGAACAGTTTGGTAGTGTTACCGATATCAATATCAGTGATGCTGGAGAATTTTTCGAGACACCTCCGATTATTCAGTTAATTGGTGGAGGTGGATCAGGTGCTGAGGCAGAAGCTAAGATTAACCTCGGTGCTATTACAAGTATTGATATACTCAATCCTGGTGGTGGGTACGTTAACCCACCAAGTGTTATCTTTACTAGAGATACTAACTTAATCAGGACACAGAGAAATAGAACCTCCTTAGAAGGAACAGTATATAACCTGACAGGTCTTATTCGTGATGCTACTGCATCAGATCAGACTTTCTATGTACAGACAACTAATGCATATTCAGGTTCTGGTAAATTCCAAATAGGTGGAGAGATTGTTAGATATACTGCTAAGACTGCTAATAGTTTTAGTGGATGTACTAGAGGTATTAACTTCCGTTATGACCAAAGGGTTGTATTGGATACTCTAGCAAATAATAATGATGGTGTATCTGGATATGCTTTTACTGTATCAGACAGACTCAGAAGAGTAGAAGAAGATAAAACTAATAAGGTTGCTATAGTATATGATTGGAACCCTGTAACTAGGGAGTTATTTGTAACGTTCGAAGTCGATGAATTAGCATTCATCGATGGTGGTCGTTCTAATGAGAAGACTGCTGTTATTCAGTTTATTGCTGGTGTTGCTAGTTCTTCTGGTACTGGTCAATCACCACACGTCCTAGTTGAGGATGTTAATGGTGTTATTATAACTTTCGAAGATCCTATTGGTCTTTTGACTGGATTTGTCTTCGAAGATGACGATGAATTGGATGGTGATGGTGATGGCATCATTGACCTGGTAAATACTGATACAGACTTTGCTGATGAAATCAGTCTAGATGGTGGTATTGCATCATCTCTATATGGTATTGAGGAAACTATTGGTGGTGAGAACACAACTCTGTTTGCACAGGGTGATCAGATATATGATTCCAATTTAGTTCCATTAGTCTCTACTGTATCAAGTGCTGGTGCTCTTGCTGATGGTGTAGCACACAGTGGAACTGCTACTATCATTGCGAAGACATGGAATAGTGTCAATTACACTATTGGTGAAACAGTAACTGGCAACTCTACTGGAGTGACTGCCCAAGTTGTTTCATTTGATAATGATTATGTTACTGGTTATGTCAAATTAGAGGTAGATACATTAACTAATAATGGAAATACCTACAAGTTTACCACCTCCGACACACTTACTGGTGGAGGATCGGGTGCAACTGCTGTATTCTGGAAACAGGAGTTCACTAACCTAGTTAGAAACGAACCAGAATAAGTTTACTAAATATAAGGAAGGTATTAAAGCGTAATGGCACTTCTCACAGATCAATTTAGAATTTTTACTGCGGAGAGATTTATTAAGTCTCTAGAGGGTGCCGACCCGTCGCAGTCCGACCTGCTGGCAGGAACCTCTAGGGACAGGTTATATGTTTTCATCGGTAGACCACAAGAGTGGGATAACGAGAACGCACCACCGACCCCTGTGGACTCATTCCAAGAGTTCTCGGACACGTTCTCTGATATGATATCAATGAAACGTGTTCTAGCTAACGACACAGTTCAGGTTGTACGTCGTATCGACTGGACACCCCCAGAACAAACTACTGGTGGTTTAGGTTATGTTTATGACATGTATCGTCACGACTACAGTTCTACTAAGACTGCATCGTCTGGTGCTACTAAACTATATGATGCTGACTTTTACGTAGTTAATAGTCAATACCAAGTGTATAAGTGCATATATAATGGCACATCACCTTCCGACCCTAATGGTAAACCTTCGACAGTGGAGCCGACAGGCACTTCCACAAGTATTATTACTACCTCCGATGGCTATCGTTGGAAGTATCTTTATACTATACCTGTTGGTCAAGTCCTAAAATTCTTCTCAAACGACTACATGCCTGTTCTCAGCGACGTTGCTGTTACTGGTGATGCAGTTGGTGGTGAGATTGATAGTGTTGTTATTCAGGCATCTGGTACTGGATATAACAACGGAACCTATGAGAACGTACCTATTAAAGGTGACGGTGTAGGTGGAAGAGTATCACTAGTGGTTGATGGTGGTAGAGTTGTATCTGCTACTGTGACATCTGGTGGATCTGGATATAACTTTGGTAAAATTATTATTGATGAAGTGAATGGTATTGGTGCTGGTACAGGTACTGGTGCTTCTATCGATGTTATTATTCCTCCTGACAGTGGTCATGGTGCTGAACCAGACTCCGAGTTGGGTGGTTATAGAGTCATGATTAACACGAAGTTCACCTACGATGAAGGATCAGGTGACTTCCCTACAGACAACGACTATCGTCGTATTGGATTGGTAATCAATCCTAAGCAATATGGTACTACAGAACTTACTTCTGCTATTACCTTATCAGGAACTAATGCTGTTATCTTCAGTCCTACCTTCACAGGACAGTTCCAAACTGATGAAATTGTAACCCAGTCCCGAACTGTTGGTGGTCAACAAGTGACTGCTAGAGGTCGGGTTATCTCATGGAATGACACAACTAAAGTTCTAAAGTATTACCAGAACAGAGTTGATGGTGTATTCCCTGAAATTACTGGTAACCTAACAGATTTTGAGGGTGGTAACCCTGTTGTAGGTGCTACTTCTGGTACATCTGCTGACCCAGATATTAACTTCCCAATTGTATCTGGAGCCTCCACACGTATTATTAATAACACTGAATATGACCTTGGTATGTCATTCACCAACGGATATGCCAAACCTGAGATCCAACCTAACTCTGGTGAGATTATCTACATAGACAATAGGGGAGCAATTTCTCGTGCTGGTGACCAAATCGAAGATATCAAGATCGTAATCGAATTCTAAAGAGATGCCACAGAATACTAATCTGAATATCGCTCCATATTTTGACGATTTCAGTAAAGACAAAAACTTTTATAGAGTTCTCTTCCGACCAGGGTTTCCAATCCAGGCAAGAGAACTCACCACTATGCAATCGATCCTGCAAAATCAGGTCGAAGCAATGGGGCAGCACCTGTTTAAAGAAGGTGCCATGGTCATTCCTGGACAAATTGGATATGACCTTAATGTACACTGTGTTCTTATACAGCAAGCATTTTTAGGAGTTGACGTTGAGACTTATCGTACTCAACTGCATGGTAAAATTGTTGAGGGTCTAACCACTGGCATCAAGGCTAAGATTCTTTTCTCTATACCTGCTACTGAATCAACTGCTGGATATATTTCATTCTATCTTAAGTATATTGAGTCTGGTGATACTACTTCCGACACTAGTACCAAAGTATTCCAAAATAATGAACAGTTAATTTGTGAAGAAGAATTAACATTTGGTAACACTTTGATCGAGATTGGATCTCCATGGTCACAATTACTACCAGTTAATTCTGCAAGAATTGGTTCTACAGCATATATCAATGAAGGAGTCTATTTCATCCGTGGTCACTTTGTTGACATCATTTCTGCTTATATTATTCTTGATCAGTATACCAACAATCCATCCTACAGGGTGGGGTTTGAGGTATCAGAATCTATCATCACCCCAGAAGACGATCCATCCTTAACGGATAATGCGATTGGATCATCTAACTACTCTGCTCCAGGTTCACATAGGTTTAGAATTAAGACACAGCTTGTTAAGAAAGCAATTGCTGATGATACTGATAAGAACTTCATCGAATTGTTGCGTCTAAACAACTCTATTGTAGAAAACTTTGTTGATCATACATCATACAACGAGATTGAGAAGTCTATTGCTCGTCGTACTTATGAAACACATGGTGACTATGTTGTCAATACCTTTGATGTTCGTGCTAGAGAGCACTTAGATGACTTCTTTAATAATGGTGTATACAAAGCAGGTGTAACATCTGCTGATGGTAACGTTGCTAGTGAAGAATGGTGTGCGATGGAGGTTGGTCCAGGTAAAGCATATGTTAAAGGATATCGTACAGAACTATTGTCCACTAACTATGTTGACTCACCTAAACCTCGTACTTTCTTAGGTCGTCAGAACCAAATTGTTCCTATTGACCTATCACAGTCATGTGAGGTATATGATGTTTGGGGATGGCCAGAGATCTCTGGAGAAGGTGTAACCAACTGCTATCAGGTATTAGAACTACGTGATAACTGGACAGGTGGTGGTGCCTCTAATGGTGTACATGGACAACAGATTGGTGTATCAAGATGTTTACAACTTGAGGTTGATGGTACTAAGTATCGTCTGTTTATGTTTGACATACAGATGTTTACTGCGATTAACTTTGCAAACCCTCAGACAGTCAATGCTGGAGAGGTTCTAATTGGACGTACATCTGGTGCTAAAGGATTTGTTCACAGTGGTACTGGTGAGTGGGCAAAGCTTCATCAAATATCTGGACAGTTTCAGATCGGAGAAGTTCTATTAAGAGATGGTAGAGTTCTAGACACTCTAGATGCAATCTATTCTTATGAGCAATCTGACATTCGTCAGGTAGTAGGTAAGGATGGTGCTACTGTAATCTTTACTGCATCACTAACTCTCAATGATGTAACGTCACTTAGTGGTAATACTATTACTATTGATCAGGCAGGTGGTGCTGATATAGAAGGGTATGGTACTCGTCTATCAGCAGACATTCGTGCTGGTGAGGTTATATCTCCAACTGCTACAGATTATAAAGGTTCCAAGTCATTACGTATTAAGAGAATTGACTATACCGATATAGGATATACTACTGCTAACAGAAGAGATCCTGGTACTACTGTAGTATTTGATTTTGCTGCTCAAAATGCAAAACTAGATACAGGTTTAACTAAAGGATCTATAACTGATGCTGAATATCAAGCAGGTCAGGTAGTTCGTTTACGTCCTTACTTTACTCAAAAACCAGTACAGGATGGAGAACTTGTTATTGACATGCCTAAGCAGGCAATTAAGTCAATTTCTGACGAATCATTTATCGTAATGAAGACTTTTGCTAACAAGCAGTTGTCATCTGGTGACGTTACATTCACACTTCCAGAGAACGAACAGTTCTCAACTCTAGATGGTGAGAACTATATCCTCACGGTCACACAAGGTGCTAACAGTAACAGTGGATATGCATGGGTTGTGGGTAGTGTATTGGATATAGAGGCAGAATCTGAGAAAGCGACACCAACACTTAGTGTATCTTTTGGTGCTAACCGTCAATCCATGCAGATCACAGGCATGAACGATGGTGCTGGTGGTTCAGCGAACATATCCGAAGTAACACTTACTGCTGCTGTATCAGTTAATAATGTTTCTAAGAAGATTAAGACTGCTGCTAAGATGAGAACGATGAAAGTCGTTCGTACTAGGGACAATAATGATGTTCAGAATTATGGTCTAACTTATGGTAACCTTTATGGTACTCGTATTGAGGATGAAGAGATTTCATTCGCACTGAATGATGTATATAAGGTTCATGCTGTCTTTGAGTCTGGGGATGAGACTGATGCTCAGGTTCCTTATGTTGTACTAACAGAGAACGTCTTCTTTGATAATGGTTCTGTTGTTGTTGGTAGAACATCTGGTGCTCGTGGTAGAGTTGTTTCCTTTAATTCTAACAACCTTAGACTATACATAGTCCCATTAAGTAGTGGAAACTTTAGTTCAGGTGAAACCATTGATGGTTTTGATGATGATCTCAATGCTCTGGTTGGTGTTATTGATGACGCTGACGGTTCAGTAGAGAGAGGATCGAAAAATATTACAGCGAATTTTGATTTAGATTCTAACTACACATCTTATTTTTATAATGTTTCGAAACTTGTTAGGAAAGGTGGAACAGCAGAACCACGTAGAAAGTTGGCTGTTGTCTTCGACTATTTCATCCATGAAGCATCGGGTGACTATTTCTCTAACCAATCTTACTCTGGAATCAGTTTCACTGAAATTCCTAGATGGAGAGGTGAAAATAATAGTAAAGTCCTTACAGATAATATAGACTTTAGACCTGCTGTTGGTGAACTAGCATCTGGATCTGGTACTGTAGAACAACCCTACTATGTCAATTGTGTAAGTTTAGACTTTGACTCAAGAGTATTCACTAGTACTGGTGGTGCTGGTGGTTCTACTATCTTTAATATACCTAAGGTAGAAGAGCAGTTCCGTTGTGACTATGAATACTATCTACCAAGGCAAGACAAATTATTCATGACCCATGATGGGGATCTGAAACTATCACAGGGTGTACCTGCTGAAGATCCTCCAGAAGCAGATGATCTTGACAATGCTATGATGATAGCAAAGATCCGTTATGCTCCTTATGTTTATGATGTAGATGAAGATATTCTCATCTCACTGCACCAACAACGTCGTTACACGATGGAAGACATCGGTAACATGGATAAGCGTTTGCAGTCTGTTGAGTACTATACTTCCCTTACTCTACTAGAGAATGATGCAAGAAACGTAAAGGCATTTGATGCTGATGGTTTTGACCGTCTGAAGAATGGTTTCATGGTGGATGATTTCACAGATCATGGTACTTCAGATACTGATAATATTGACTATAAGTGCTCTCTCGACTTTACTGAGGGTGTACTACGTCCTTCACACTATACAACTAACGTTGCATTAGAGTGGAGTTCTGGTCTATCAACTAATATTAATAAGCCTGTTGCTAATATTCTGACACTTCCATATATAGAATCTGTTATTATTAACCAACCATACGCTTCACGTATGGAGAACGTTAACCCATTTAACGTCTTTACATTCATTGGTCGTATTGACCTAACTCCAGCATCCGATGACTGGACTGATACACGTCGTGCTCCTGTTAGAGTAACATCTATCGAAGGTAACTTCCAAGCAACACGTCGTAGATTGCGTGTAAACCAGCAAGGTTTTGCACCTGTACAGTGGAGAGGTTGGAGAACTGCATGGACTGGTACTCGTAGATCAGGTACTAGGGCATGGAGAGAGACTACATTCGCTCGTGGTACACCTCGTCGTGTGTTACGTGGTGAGACTATCACTACTAATCGTCGTCAGGTAAGGAGTGGTGTTAGAACTCGTGTTGTACCAAGGATTGATAGAAGATCCTTAGGAGATAGCATCATTGATAGTACATTCATCCCATGGATTCGTTCTAGGAACGTTGCATTTGATGTACAAAGAATTAAGCCAAAGACAAGAATGTATGCATTCTTTGATGGTGATCAAGTAATTAATTACATTACACCTAAACTAATTGAGATCGTTAAGAACTCTACAGAAGACACCAGAACTAACGAAACACCTTTCGTTATTGGTGAGACAGTTATTGGTGTAACATCTGGATCAAGATTTAAAGTCTCTGCTCCTAACAGTGGATTACGCACTAATCCATATAGTCAGACAAATAGTCTATTACCTGACTCATATGCATCACAGACTGATATCATAAACGTTGATACTGAAGTGATGGCAAGGACTGTATCTCCTGATTACTATGGTAACATTACCATTGGTGAGATCCTTGTAGGTCAGACCTCAGGTGCACGTGCTGTTGTTAAAGACCGCCGTCTGATGTCAGACTTGACTGGTAATATGAATGGTATATTCTTTATACCTAACCCACAGAACAGTTCTAACCCACGTTGGGCAACTGGTAGTAGGGTCTTCCGTCTATCGTCTTCCGACACAGATAGTAGACTTCCTGGTGCAGTTGACTCAGCTGCTGAGGCAGAATATACAGCAAGAGGTACACTTAATACTGTACAGGAAAACGTACTTGCTGTTAGAAATGCACAGATTGTTAGAGATACTGTTAGTGATCGTCGGACAGTTCGTTCTGTTCGTACCAATGTCAGACAGGTTGGTTGGTGGGATCCACTTGCACAATCATTCTTGCTTGAGGAAGAGGGTGGTACATTTGTTACTGGTGTAGATATCTACTTCGGTACTAAAGATAGTAACATTCCTATCTCTATGCAGATACGTCCTATGGAGAATGGTTATCCAACTAAGGATATCTTACCTTTCTCTGACGTTACTATAGAACCATCAAATATAGAAATATCTGAGAACGCTTCTATTGCAACTAAGTTCACATTCCCTGCTCCTGTTTATATTCCATCATCAGAAGAGCATTGTTTCGTACTGTTCTCTGACTCTAACGAGTATAAGGTGTGGATATCTAGGATGGGTGATATTGATATCACTGGTACTAGAACTATATCTGAGCAGCCATATGCTGGTGTTCTGTTTAAATCGCAGAACGCATCTACATGGACTGCTGACCAGTATGAGGATATGAAATTCTCCTTATATCGAGCACAGTTCGACACGAGTGTTACAGGTCGTGCTATCTTTAATAACACCAAACTAGGTCTGGCAAATGACGGAATATTAAGTTTGGTAAATAATGCTGTAACAACGATTAAACCAAAACAGTTAATCACCTTACCTACAGGCACATCTTATAATTTTACAGTTGGTGCTCGTATTATTCAGAACCCATCAACTGCTTCGGCAACTGTTGTAGAATTTGATGCTGCTGCAAACCCACAGACCATACTGGCAACAGATATTGTCGGAACGTTTGCTCAAGGTTTCATTGATGGTAATGGTGACCCCTTCCAGAGTCTTAAGTCTTCACAGGGTACTGCAACCATAGTCATGTCCACTGTTAACAACGGTGTATTTGAGGTTGGTGATGTAATCACAGGTTCGTCGTCTGGTGCAACTGCAGTCGTAACCAATTATGTAAGTGGAACATCAACTATTACAGCGAATTATGTTGACAGTCAGTTTGATGTATCAAACGACACCCTATCAGAACCTGGCGGAGTTTCTGGTACTTTGTCTAGTGCTACCTACGGTGGTGACAGCTATACCGCCTACCCCGCTTTAACACCTGCACCTAGGACTGGTGATAAGAAGATTCAGATCTTCCATCCTAATCATGGTATGCACAATCGTTCTAACAATGTAACGATTACTGGTGTTGAGTCTGAAGTACCATCAACAACATTAACATCTACTCTTTCATCTACAGCAACTTCTATTAGTACTCAGGAAGCAGGTGGTTTCCATAAGATTATTAATGGTCAGAACATCGGTAACACTAACCAAGGTTACATTAAGATCGTTGCTGCTTCAGAAGCGACTCCAATGTCTGCTATCCCTGGAGAAGATGAAGCAACTGAAGCATGGAGAAACTGGGAACCAGATCATGAAATTATTGCATACAGTGCAATTAATGACACTGGTACTACCATCACTGTTGCTACCTCTGGTAGAGGATCAGCATCAACTACAGCAAAAGAATGGCCATCAGGTAGTGTAGTTTACTGCTACAACCTTGACGGTATTCCTTTGACTGAAATTAATAAGGTTCATACTGCTATAGATGATCCTACACTTGACTCTTATACATTAGCAACTACTTCTATTTCTAGTGTTGGTATTCGTGCAGGTGGTGCTGGTACTACTGCAACTCAGAACGTACCGTTCGAGTTGATTACTCCTACCATCCAAGTGATGAACTTTAAGGAGACCTCCATCCAAGCATCTGTTAATACTACTTCTGGTACATCAATCGGTAGTGGTGGTACTATTGCTGACCAAGCATCATTTATCAACAATGGTACATACGATATCATTCAGATTAATGAAGAGAATGTCTATGATAATCCAAGGATTATTTGTTCACAGATCAATGAAGATAATAAATTAGAAGGTAATAAGTCCTTCATCATGAGAGTTGATATGCAAACTGAGAAGACAAACCTTACTCCAGTTATTGATCTAGACCGTGTGTCTGCTATTACCACAAGTAATAGGATCAACAATTGGTCAGGTGGTTCTCAAGTCTTAGGACTTCAGTCTGAGATTGATACTACTGCTAATGTTTCTCTACTCCCATCTGGTGATCAGAACGAAGCAGTTTACTTGACTAAGACTGCTAAACTGTCCAACATCTCTCGCTCCATCAAAGTGATGGTTGCTATGCAGAGATTTGGTGACTCTAGCATATCACTCTATTATAGAGTACAGAAACCAGGATCTGATAAGGCAATGCGTGACATTGGTTTTGTTTCTATACCTATTCCTGATGTTGGATCTACTAATATTGGTGAGGAAGAGTGGGAAGATTTTGAGTACACTGTAGAGGGTGAGGAATTCCAAGCATTCCAGATTAAGATTGTTATGAAGTCTACCAGTCAAGCAAAAGTCCCTCTTATTAAAGACTTCCGTGCCATTGCATTTGCTTCATAATGACTGCTTTTACTGGGAAAAGATTTGTACCCGTCGAGGGTGATGAAAACAAAGGATACTGTAGGGATACAGAGTCCAATGCTATCGTAATGACCGATACAGATGAGTACTCTAAATACATGCAGTCTTATAATGAAAGACAAAAATCTAAAACTCTTTTCACCTCTTTACAAAAGGAAGTGAATGGACTAAAATCAGATATGTCTGACATAAAAGGACTACTATTGCAATTAGTAAAGGAGAAACAATGATGCCTGCTGACGTGACGGAGCAACAATCCCCAGATGAACTACTACAACAGTTCAGAGATCGGTACAACACTCTCCAAGGGGAGACTCAAAAATTACAACAAAAGATTCGGGATAATGAATCTACTGCTCTAAAACTCTTGGGAGCAATAGAAACTTTGGAATACTTACATCCCCCTGCAGAGGAACCTCCAGCGGAGACTCCAGCTGAGACCACAACTGAATAAACCTAGAGTCCCTCTGGGACTCTTTTTTGTAGCATAAATAAACAAGAGACCAGTGACTAGCTAGCGTTACTTACAAATGGCAAATAGAATACAATTAAGACGTGACGGTGCACAGCAGTGGGCTAACGTCAACCCAATCCTTGCTCAGGGTGAGTTGGGTATCGAATTAGATACTTCTCGACTGAAGATAGGAGATGGTGTAACCCCATGGAACTCACTTAAGTATGAGCGTCCACTAGAAACAGAATCGAATACTGCTAATACCCTTGTTAAAAGAGATGCTGACGGTAACTTCGAGGCAGGTGCCATTACTGCTTCACTCGTTGGTAACTCTGCTACTGCAACTCGTCTCGCTTCTGCACGTAGTTTCACCTTAACAGGTGACATGTCTGGTTCTGCTAGCTTTGATGGATCAGCAAATATCAATATTACTGCAGAATTAAACTACCAACCTGGATTACCTCATTACGATCCTAACAATTTATCTGCTACTGGTACATATACACAATTAGTAATTGACTCTAGAGGTCGTGTTGTTACAGGTAGTACTCCAACAACTTTAACTGCTTATGGTATTGCTGACGCTCAACCATTAAACGGTGAGTTGACATCTCTGTCATCCATGTCGGGATTTGGTTTTATATCACGTTCTGCAGATGACACCCTAGTTAATAGACAGGTCGTTGGTAGTGCTTCTCGTATCTTAGTTTCTGATGGTACTGGACAAAGTGCTAACCCAACTATTGATTTAGCAGATACCCCTGTTGTTGTGGGTAGCTACAACCCTGTTGGTAACTTAGACACACCATTGGTGTCAGCAACTTCAGGTGATGAGACAGTTAACACATCCAACTTTACGGTTGATAGATATGGTCGTTTAACGGCTGCCAATACATCTGCCATTGCTACTGCCACACAAGGTACAGAAGCAGCAGATTATGATAATGCTACAGTATATACAAGAAATGCACAGGTCAAAAACTCAAGTGATCGCTTGTATCAGGCTATCCTTGCTATTAACGCTGGTGGCGGTGAACCGAGTCACACGGACACCTCCGATACAGGCTCTTGGAGATATCTCGGATCTGCTCTAAGTGCTCAGAAAGGGCTAGCAGCATTTGATCAAGAAGATTTTGATGTAACTGCTTGGTCTGCTGGTAGTAATGAAGGTGGTTTCGTTAAGATTGCTGATGCTGGTGTAGATAATAACCAGTTACAGAACAGTAGAGTATCATTTGCTGATGGGAATACTAAAGAAGACTTCGATTTAGATCAGGAGTTAACATCAACTACTGGTTATAGAGGTTTTAATTACCTAAACTATGCCAAGATTAACGATACTTCAGGGAATCTTTTATTCGGTGCTAATAATACTGGTGACGGTGGTGCTGGAGAGATTGATATCAATGTAAGGTCATACTTTAGTGACCCAGATATTACACTAGATGGTGCTGCTGCACAGACACTTGACAAGACAGGTGATGGCAACCTAACCTTCCAGTTAACACAAAACAATGCTTCTGCTAGAAATCTAAGTATCTTATCTACCAATGCTGGTGGTGGAGATGCTAACATTACTATTACTGCTGAAAATGATATTACAATATCTGCTAGTAATGTAAGTAATAGAGTTAATGTAGAAGGATTCCAATTCCAAGATGATACTTTAAGTAGCACTGCTGCTACCATGATCTTGGATCCTAACGATGATGACGCTGTAACAGGTAAGGTTCAGATTCGTGGAGACTTACAGGTAGATGGTACAACGACCACGGTAAATTCTACTGTTGTTACCATTGATGATCCTATATTTACACTGGGTGGTGATACTGCTCCAGGTTCAGATGATAACAAAGACCGTGGTATAGAATTCAGATATTATGACTCACAAGCAAGACTCGGATTCTTCGGTTGGGACGAGAGTTACACAAACGCTAACCTATGGTCTGGCATTGGCGGGATTAGGTTCCTCTACAACGCCACTAACTCCTCTGAAGTTTTCTCTGGCACTGACGCTCCTCTCATTGCTGGCAACCTCGCACTCACAACAAACACAGGATCCACCTCCACAACGTCGGGGACTCTGGTAGTAACTGGTGGTGTAGGTATTTCAGAAAAAGTAAATATTGGCGACACAGTAACTGTTGCTGGTCAGACAGAAGTTAATAATAATGTATTACTTAAGGCAGATAATAAGTCATTTAATATACAGACTGCTGCTGGAGTAGATAAGTTTACAGTTGATTCTGATAACGGTAATACTGTTATCGAAGGTACACTTGATGTACAACTAGAGTCAACAGTAACCGACAATCTCTATGTACAAGCAGACTCTAAAGAATTTGCAGTTAAGAATGCTTCTGGTACTACTCAGTTCGTTGTCGATTCTGATAATGGTAATACAATTACTGAGGGGACACTTAACGTTAAACTTGGCGTTGACTTTGACACGACACTCAACGTTGATGGTAATGTAGACTTTAACGCAGACCTTGAGATAGATGGTGACATCGTATCCCATAATGATATAACCATTGATACTACTGGTAAGTGGTTAAAACTCAATAATGGAAGTGATGATAAGTTCACTGTATCCTCCACAAATGGTAACACAGTTATAGAAGGTACGTTAAACGTAACTAGTGCTACTACACTCGCTAACAACTTCACCGCTAACGGTGGTTTGACAACTATTGGTAATGCCAATACTGATGTCTTCACTGTTAACTCAGTCACTACGTTCACTGATAACATCACTGTTAATGGAACAGTAGACTTTGACACCACTCTCAATGTAGATGGTGCGGTTGATCTGAATAACACCGTAACGATAGATGGTACAACTACTATCTACGATGATGTTATTTTCCAAAGCGACAATAAAGTTTTTAACATAAGGAACAATGCAGCTCAAACACAGTTTGCCATTGATTTTGATAATGGTAACACTGAAATTGGTAGGAACGGTCTGGGTTCTGCAACGGTTGGTCTTCTAACCGTTCATGGTGACACCCTATTAAACCGTGACTTAGTAGTTGATGGTAATACTACTATTGGTGATGCCTCTGGAGACTCCCTAACAGTCAACGCAACCCCAACATTTAATGCTAACGTCGCTCTTGCTACTGGAGTTGACCTTACTGTTGGTGGTAACGCTACTGTAGATGGTAACCTTGTAGTACATGGAACTACAACTACAGTGAACAGCACTGTGGTGACATTAGATGATCCTATCATTACCTTGGGTGGAGATACTGCTCCTGGTTCTGATGATGGAAAGGATCGTGGTGTTGAGTTCAGATACTATGGTGGTTCTGCTAAGGTAGGTTGGTTTGGTTGGGATAACTCTGCTGGACGTTTTGCACTCTTTAACGATGCAACTAACTCTAGTGAAGTCTTTGATGGAACTAGATCAGGTATTGATGCTGGTAGTTTAAAATTATTTGATACTACTAACGCAACTAACGCCGCTACAGGTACACTTATTGTTGGTGGTGGTGCTTCTGTTGGTCTTGACTTCTATGTTGGAGACGACCTAGTTGTTACTGATGATGCATCTATCGGTGGAAACCTTGATGTCACAGGAGATTTCGATCTAACTGATGACTTTAGAATTAATACTGCTAAGTTTACAGTTGCTGCCTCTAGTGGTAACACCGCAATCGCTGGTACTCTAGCGGTAGATGGTAACGCAACCATTGGTAACGCATCAGGAGATCAGCATAGCGTTACTGGAACAGTAACCTTTAACCAAGCAATTACATCAACAGACATTACTGCTGATAACGTTAAGATCGGTGTTGATGCTGCTAATGAGATAAGCACAACTACAGGTAACTTAGTTCTTGACTCTGATGGTGGTACAGTTAATATCACCGATGATCTAGACGTAGACAACAATCTAAATGTTGATGGAAACGCTAAAGTCGATGGTACTCTTACAGTTGATGGTAATGCCACTATCGGTAATGCTTCTGGTGACGCACACAGTGTTACTGGAACAGTTGCCTTTAACCAAGCCATTACCTCGACAGATATTACTGCTGATGATATTAGGATCGGCGTGGATGCTAGTAACGAAATTAGTACAGTTACTGGGAACCTTGTCTTAGACTCTGCTGGTGGTAAAGTACACATCACAGACAATGCTGAGGTAGATGGAACGTTCCAAGTAGATGGAAATGCTACTATTGGATCTGCTTCTGGTGATACACATAGCGTTACTGGAACAGTAACCTTTAACCAAGCAATTACATCCACAGATATCACGGCTGATAACATTAAGATCGCTGTTGACGGTTCATCTGAAATTAGCACTAGCACTGGTGCTCTTACTTTAGATTCTAATACTGGTGAGACTATAATTGATGACAACCTTACTATAAATGGAACACTTGACGTTGATGCATTAACTACGGTTACTGATTCGTTAAACGTTCAGGCAGACAACAAATTATTTACAGTACAGACTGGATCTGCTGCAACAGTATTCAGTATTGATACTGATAATGGTAATACTGACATCCAAGGAACTCTCAATGTAGAGGGTGCTACAACTATAGATGACACACTTAATGTCACACAGGGAGTAGATCTAGACACTACATTAAATGTAGATGGTGTTGCTACCTTCCAAGACAATCTTATACTGAATGCTGACAATAAGAACTTTAAGATTCAGTTAGATAATGGCACGGATAAATTTACGGTTGCTTCAGCATCAGGTAACACAGATATACAAGGAACTCTTGATGTAAATGGAGCAACAAATGTTACCAACACATTAGGAGTCACAGGACTTACATCTCTTACAAATAACACCAACCCAACATCTCTAGCTGGTAATGCTGCTTTGATGGTAACTGCTGGTGGTGTAACTGTTGACGAAGATGTATACGTTGGTTCTGATCTATTCTTAGGACCTAACGCTGCTACTACTATCACTCTAAACGGTGCTTCTGGTAATGCTAACTTTGGAGGAACCCTTGATGTAACGGGTACTTCCACACTGACCACAGTTAATGCTTCCAGTTTAACCACAACTGCTGGTGTAACAGTCGGTGGTTCTATTATCGTTAACTCTACTAAGTTCACAGTTGCTGGTGCAACTGGTAACACAGTTATTGACGGTACTCTAGATGTTAACGAAGCAACAACAGTCACTGCTGACCTTAATGTAACAGGTGCAGTTGACTTTGATACCACTCTGAATGTAGATGGAAACTCCACCTTCAGTGGAACTATCACACAGAACAGTACATCACTCTTTAAAGATGATGTTGTATTAAGAGGATCTACTAAGACATTAAAACTTCAGAATGGTTCTAGTACAACTAAGGTAGAACTACAATCCACCTCAGGTAACATTACTGCTGCTGGATTAACCACAACTAATAGTCTTGACGTAACAACCAACACCACCATCGGTGGCACACTCGGTGTAACGGGACAGATCACTGGTAATGTAACTGGTGCTCTGACTGGTAATGCTGATACTGCAACTCTAGTTGGTATTACAGACACTACCTCATCAAACTTAACTTACTATCCTGCATTCGTTTCTTCGAATACAGGTAATACTGAGGTACGTACAGACTCTACTAACCTTACCTATAACCCATCTACTAACAGACTAACAGTTAGTAACTTCAGATCAACTACTGACTTTGAGGTTCAGGGTAACTTAACCATTACTGGTACGATTACATACGGTCAGTCACAGGTTGGTAGTATTGCTAACCACGACACTGATGATCTATCAGAAGGATCAGCGAACCTATACTTCACTAATGAGCGTGTTGACGACAGAGTTGATGCGTTAATTACTGGTGGCACAGGTATTACTGCTACCTACGATGACGCAGGTAACATCTTAACCTTGAGTACTACTCAGGCAGATATCAATACCGACAACGTTACTGAAGGTTCCACAAACCTATTTACAACTGCTACAAGAACTAGAGGACACTTTACATATGGCACTGGTATTACTCACAGCAGTGGTACTCTTTCCGTTACTCAGTCTGATATTAATACCGACAATGTAACTGAAGGATCTACAAACTTATTCATTACTGCTGCAAGGACTCGTGGACATCTGAGTGCATCTGGTAGTCTTGCATACAATGCATCTACTGGTGACTTCTCATACACAACTCCAACAACTATTGCATCTCTGTCTAACCATGACACTGCTGACCTTGCTGAAGGTACTAACCTTTACTACACAGATGAGCGTGTTGATGACAGACTAAATGCTGTAATCGTTGCTGGCACTGGCGTTACTAAGGTTTATGACGACGCTGCAAACACTTATACATTATCTGTTACTCAAGTCGATATCAATTCTGATAACGTTACTGAAGGTAGCACTAACCTCTTTACTACTGCTGCTAGGACACGTGGTCACTTCACCTATGGCACTGGTATTACTCATTCTTCTGGCACTCTTTCTGTAACACAGGCAGACATTAGCACAGACAACGTTACTGAAGGTTCCACAAACCTATTTACAACTGCTACAAGAACTAGAGGTCACTTCACATATGGTACAGGTATCACACACAGTGCTGGTACTCTTAGTGTTACTCAGGCAGATATCAATACTGATAACGTTACTGAAGGATCTACTAACATATTCTTCACCGACGCAAGAGCAGACGCACGTATTGCTGCTGCTGATACTGGAGATTTGGCAGAGGGCACTAACCTTTACTACACAGATGCTCGTGCTGATGCTCGTGTCGCCACTGGTATCACTGGGAAACTTGACGCATCTGCTGTCAGCACCTTCGGTGGCACCCTGATTGATGATGCCGACGCTGCTGCTGCCAGAACCACTCTTGGTCTTGGAACTGCTGCTGTTGCTGCTACAGGAGACTTCGCT